AAAGGATACAAAAATTGTGAAAAAGAAATCTATATAACTATTCCACCTTATGATTTAGTTGATGCTTTTTTAAAGGTATTCAAACATGCTAATCAAAATAATTATAATAATATTTTGATATTAGAAGATGATTTTATATTCCATGAAGATATAAAAAAAATATGTATTCAAAAGGATATTTGTTCTTTTATAAAGAAAAAAAAAAATAAAAATTTTATTTATTTATTAGGCTGTATACCTTTAATAAAATTACCTTGTGCTTTAAAAGGTACACATTATTTATCTGTTATATCATTAGGAACTCACGCATGTATTTATACCAAAAAAAATAGAATTGAAACATTAAAAGTAAATCAACAAAAAATAAAAGATTGGGATATCTATCATTGGTATAATAATAAAAGATATATATACTATAAGCCGTTATGTTATCAATTATTTAATGAAACAGAGAATAATAAATATTGGGGATCAGAAAATTATGTTATATTTATGTGTGCGTTTATTACCAAATATATTTTTAAATTTTTTCAATTAGATAAACAAGTAGAACCAGGTTATAGTTTTTTTTATTTTTTTTCAAAATTATTACCTGTAATTTTGCTTACTATTTTAGTTATATTGATACTTTTGTTAATACCAATAATTAGGAGAATAAGAAAAATCAAAAGAATAAAGTTTTAATTGTTTTTTTTCTTTAATATATTTAACATTTTGATTAAATTGTTGTAAAGTAGAAACACCCATAATTACTTTGTCATTTTTTTTCATTTTTGAATGATGTCCTATCCATTGTAAAGAATATTCAGTACTATTTTCTAATTCAAAAAAATCTTGTAAATTATTAATAATTTCTGGTTTCCAAAATATATTTTGATAAATAGAATTATCTTTAAATCGAGATGATTCTCTTATATCTTTTGTATTTTCATAATTTTTATATTTACCAGTTAATAATCCTCCAGCAAGTGGATTATAACCCCAGAATTCTATACTATATTCATCTAACAAAGGAAAAATTTCTTCCACTTTTCTTGAAATTAGATTATACATTCCTTGGTAATATTTTATAGGCGCATACTCTTCTTTGTCTATTTCATCTATAACTTCCTTAACTTGTAGCAAAGAAAAATTGGATAATCCAAAAGAAAGAAATTTTTCTTTTCTCCATAATGTATTACATATTTCTAATGTTTCTTGAATAGGTGTCTCATAATCATAACAATGTAAATACAATATATCTACTTGTTCTTGTTGTAAACTTGTTAAAGAAGTAGATAATTGTTTATTAATTCCTTCTGTATTTAATTGTCCTAATTGATTATTAGTAAAATCATTTTGATACCAAGGATTTACTTTGGTGGATATTTTAGGTTGTAAAGATAATGTTGGTAATATTTCTCCTAATATTTTTTCTGTTTTGGTATTACCGTAATAATAGGCTGTATCTAATATAGCATTACTACCAACATTATCTATATATGTTTGAATTATTTGTTGGTATTCATTATAATTTGATTGATAATTGGAAGAATAAGGATAACAAATATTCATGGTTCCTAAAACAAAACTATGAGTATCCATATAAAACGTTTGTTTTTATTTTTTCTAAATAATATGTAAATATATTTTTTTTTTCTTGACAGATATCACAAAATACCATACTGAATAAAATTCTTCTTTCATTATCAGCTATTGCTGTTGATTGATGTAATACTTCTGAACCTTTGAATATAATCAAACTATTTTCTTTCATTTTTAAACTATTTATCTGATTATCGTATTGATATTGGAAAACATTATCTGATAAGTCGTTTTTATCTTTATTTTCATTAATAATTGTTAATAACGCAACATAACGGTCGCCATAATAATTAGAATTATCATAATGCCAACCTATATTATCTCCTTTATTATTGTATATTAATAATGAACTCGCACTGTTATCTGATAAACTAATACGTTGGACTTGTTTTTTTACTATTTTACTTATAGTATTAATTAAATGAGGAGAATAATACAATTCTAACAATTTATGATATTCTTCTTGTTTATGTAATTTAAAAAAATCAATACCATAACCACTACGTTGTGTTACTAGAATATTTATTTTCTTTGAATCATAATGCTTATTATTGAATATTTTTTTTAAATTATTAAATAATTTTTTGTTTAAAAAATTATTTATCACATATATATCATTATTTTTTATTAATGTATAATTAGGATTTATTATAGAATCTTGAGAATAATATTTTATTTTATTATAAAATGTAAATAAATAAGGCTGCACTTCTTTATTTTCATCACTTATCATAAAAACAAATATTAGAAAAATAATAAATAATAATAATGATATGGTTGTTATTAATAAAAATATATTTATCATATATTACAATAATATTCTTTTTCTTCTTTGTAAGAATTTTCTTGATTATACCAATAGCCCAACTTTATTTGATGTATAAGTTTTTAAGTATAGGAAAAAATTTATACTATTAAATAAAAAAGATTTCTAATATTTAATTAATTATGAATGTTTTATATTTAAAGATAATGAATATTTTCAAGAATTTAATAAATAATCATGAAGAAACTTTCAATTAAAATAATCGTATTTATTCGATTAATTAATTTAATTTTTATGTATGATTTATATATGAATCATCTTCATTTATTAAAAGTACACGCATTTAATAATAAAAGTAGATATGGATGTATTTATGATGGCGGGTATATTGTTGCTGAACTTGATGAAAAATATGATTGTTATATTTCTGCCGGAGTATCTAACGAAGAAAGTTTTTCACAAGATTTTATTAATAAGCAAAATATAAATAATAATTACGCATTTGATGGTACAATAAATGAATATCCACATCAGTATACAGAAAATATTACTTTTATAAAAAAAAACATAAATAGTTTTAATAATGTTGATAATACAAATTTAGCTTTTTTAACTAATATTTTTAATAATATTTTTTTAAAAATAGATATAGAAGGAGGTGAATATCCTTGGTTATTACAAATAAATGAAAATCAATTAAAAAAATTTAAACAAATTGTTATAGAATTTCATGGTATTACAAATGATGGGTGGGGTTGTTCTTATGATGACAAAGTAAAATGTTTAGAAAAATTATCATCTACACATTATCTCGTACACGCACATGGAAATAATTGTGGATTCACAGAAAATAATATTCCAGATGTTATTGAATTAACGTATGTCAATAAAAATTATTTTGATGCTGTTCCTGAATTAAATACACAGGAATTACCTATTAAAAATTTAGATTTTCCAAATAATCCATATGTGAATGATATTAATTTAAACTTTTATCCTTTTACGAATTAATTTGTAAAAATATGGATCTTGAAATTGAGTTATTAACTTTAGCATTACAAAATAAATTAGAACTACTCATAGAAGATTATTGTAATAATCATTTTTATTATTCTATTTCTATTATTAATTATTTTAATAAACTAAAAATTAAATATCAAAATAATTCAAATGTAATAAATTGTATTCATAGTTGGAGTTAGGAAATACTATATCCGATATAGATCAATTTATTATTTATCTCCAAATTCATGAGATAAAAAACATAGATTTTATGAATGATCTATTAAAAATTTTTGATTTAAATTATGATTTTAAAGAAGAAATAGAAAAATATAAAAATACAGAAACTAATTAAAAAATTAACTATTCTAAAAATCTATTTTTATGTTATTTACTAAATAAATAACATAAATTAAGTTAAATAATTTAAAAAATAAAACATTAACATATTATATGTTAAAAAACTATTCTTGTGGAATCTGTAAAACATTACCAGATCAAATTTCTCATCATAAATCACATTTAGAAACACAAAAACATAAAGATAAAAAAGAATTGTTAGAATTAAAATTATTAAAAATAGATAAAAAAGATTTAGAAGAAAAATATGGAACAACAAATATAGAGGATATAATAAATGAAACAGAAACAATATTATATAAAACAAAATTGAAATCAATTCTTCAAGAATATGAAGAACAAAAAATGTCTGATATGCAACAACAAGTAAAAAATACAATGGAAAAAGAAATGACTAGTGTATCAAACAAAGAAGCATTAAAAGATAAGATCCACGAAATTCATAATTATCTTAGAAATCATGGGGCTGGTTATGGAATGAATGCTTTAAAAGTATTTAATATATTATATGGATTAAAAAAGATTGAAGAAAATGGATTATTAGATAAAGTAAAATTACAACGCCCACAATGTGATTTTTCCTATTTGTTAAAATTAGCAAATGAAGATAAGTATGAAGAATTAGCTGAATTAATTTTTGGTGTTGTATTAGATTCTATTGGTGAAAGTGAAATAAGAGAATTGTTATTTTATGAAATTCCAAGAAATATTCGAGGTTCTGTATTTAGTTACTTAATAAAAGAAATTAATAAAATTACATTGATTGAGAAAACATGTAATGTGTTATTGTCAGGTAAAATTTATGAATATTTTATTGGTAGAGATGAATCCGCTATTAGTGAATTGGGTGCTTATTTCACAGACAGACATATTGTAGAATATATTATGAATAAATTAAATCTTACTATAAATGAAGATGGAATAATACCTTCAATGGTGGATATGTTTGGCGGTTCAGGTGGTTTCACAACTGGTTATATTAATTATATAAAAGAAAATTATCCTCAAGTTAATTGGGAAACAGAAATAAATAAAATTTCTCATTACGATATGAATGAAGATGTGATTAAATCCGCAGGCTTAGAGTTCTTTTGTTTAACGGGACAATTACCTAATATGAATCAATTAAAATATAAGAATTCTTTTCAAGATGATTTTAATGATATAAAATATCAATTGATTCTTACAAATCCTCCTTATGGTGGAGATAAAAATAAAGAAACAACAACACAAGAAAAAAGAAAAAAGGTAAAAGAATATATTAAAAATGAATTAACAACGATTCAAGATGAAGGATTAAGAATTCAAAGACAAAAACAACTCAAAAAGATTGAAGCAGAAGAAAAACAAGAAAAGAAAGAACAAGAGAAACAAAAAGTGTGTCTTACTTCTTGTAGTACTAGAATTCAAAAGTTTGCGAAAGATAATAATTTAACAGGTAATGATAAAGAAAGTTGTTCTCTCATGTTGTTAATGGATATGTTAGAAGTAGGAGGAACTTGTATTGGTGTATTAAAAGAAGGAGTATTCTTTAATAAGACATACAAAAACTTGAGAAAATGTTTGGTAGAAAATTATAATGTAAGAGAAGTTATTAGCGTACCTGCCGACCAATTTGAAAATACATCTACAAAAACATCTATTGTTATTTTTGATAATTCTGTAGAAAAAACTTCGGAAGTTATATTTCGTGAATTAATTGTTGAAAAATATGAAAAAGATACATTTTGTGAAGTTTACGGTGATATTTTATTAATTGAAAATGAAGGCGATATTAAAGGTATTAGTGATGCTATTATATCTTCAGCAAGTAGAGAAGAAATAGTAGGAAATAATATTTGTTCTTTGAATGGAAAAGATTATAATAAAAAAGAAATTGTTGTTGGAGATGAGTTTGAGCTGGTAAAATTAGGTGATGTTTGTGAAATTGTAAATAAAAAAAATAAATTACATAATAAACTTTATAATTATGTGGAAATTAGTGATATAGAAAATAATACATTATCTAATTTTACAACTTATGAAACAGATAAATTACCTAATAAAGCATCTAATAAAGCTGATTATGGAAATATTTTAATTTCTTGTGTTAGACCAAAATCATCAAAAATTTTATTTATTCATAATTATATTAAAAATATAGATAACTTTATATTTTCATCTGGACTAGCAAATATTAAATTAAAAAATATAAATAATGCTATTTATATTTATGCTATGTTATATATTTTATCTAATAATTTTGAAAAAGATTTATGTAATGGTAGTTCATATCCAAGATTTACTCCTAAAATATTAGAAAATCTTCAAATCCCAATTCCAAAATCTCAACAAAAAATTAAAGAATGGGTAGATAGAATATCCCAACCTTATAATGAAAAAAATACAAAACAACAACAAATAAAAGATTTGGAATTATTCGTTCAAGAAAGAATTAAAGAGATTGGAGAAAAAGAAGATTGTGAGGAGGTAGAGTTGGGTAATGTTTGTGAATATATAAAAACAGGTAAAAATAAAACACCAGATAATAAAAAAGGAACATTATATCCATATTATGGTACAGCAGATATAACTGGATATACAAATCATTATTTATTTGATGGAAAATATATATTAGTTGCAAGAAATGGTACAATGGGTAATTGCTTTTTAGTAGAAGGTAAAATTTATCCTAGTGACCATATATTTGTAATTAAAAATAATGAAAAAATAAATATATTAACATTATATTATTTAATTAAAAGTATATCAATTAAAATACAAAATAGTTCAAATGGTTCAACAATTAAAGGAATTTCAAAAGAAAATTTATCAAAAATAAAAATCAAAATTCCCAAAAACAAACAGATTATTCAAGACTTGGAACAAACATTTCAACAAATAGAAAATCTACAACAAGAAGTAAAACATGCTGAAGAATTATATAAACAAGTTATTCAAGAGTTAAGTGAAGAAGCAATTCCAACAACAAAAAGTATTTTAAAAGAAGAAGTAGAAAAAGTAAAAGAAACATTACCAGAAATAACAATTGTAAAAGTGAAGAAAACAAAGAAAGCAAAAAAAGAAAAAACATTACAAGAAGAAAGTTAAGTAAAATAAATATCATTACGTTTTGGTGTTTTTGAAAACACAACAAAATTTCCATCTCTAATTATATTATTTTCTATAATTGATATGTTAAATATTGTATTCATATGTTTAATATATAATGAGTTTTTAAAAATATAAAAATATGTTTTTTCATCGTCTATTTTAAATAAAAAAATCTCTTTTTCTCTTATTATATATGGATTAGTTTGTAATAATTTTATACAATACAAAATCATATGTAAATAATTATCAAATAAATTATAGATTTTATTAATAATAAAACAACAATCAATATGACTATTATTTATTTTTATATTTTCTATTTTATTAAATTTTAATATTTTTTTGTATTCATTTATAATTGAATCAATAGTATAATTTTCATTTTTATTTTTATTTTTAATGGAATCTATAAAATCATTTATATCACATTTGCTTGTTTTACTTTTTCTTTTACCACAATTATTTTTAAGATGTGCGTTTTTTAATTTTGTTGCATCAATATAATTTTCAATAAAGTATCGTTTTATATATAATACCCTTATATATTCAATCTTGTAATTATTAATTAATTTATATTGATTCTCAGATTCATAATTATTTAAAATTGATTTATCTATTTCTTTATATTCTTCAAATTTACACATTAATTCAAAATTATTATTTAATTTATTATTAATTTGTTTATTTATATTTTTTACACTTATAATATCATTATTAATTGTACTGATTGTAAAGTATGTTAAATCACTTTTTTTTATTATTATTTTTTTTAAAAATTCTGTAAATATTAATTTAATTATATTAAGATATGGATTACCTATTAATGATAGAGGGCAATGTAAATTAATCATTTAATAATTATTATTATATTTTTAACTATCTTCTCCTTTTACTCATTAACTCATTTGTAATATTAGTAAAATCTTTATAAAAACAACTTGGTTCTTTTGGTAAATTATCAAAATCTTCACATAATCTATTATATTCATCTAATGATTTCACATCCTTTTCTTTGCAAAACAAAATCCATTCTTCTTTTGAAGGAATGAATTTTGTAGTATCTGTACCCAAGAAATGATACAAATTTTTCCATACACCATTTTTTTTAAAATGGTCTTCAGGATCTTTTATAAAATGAGAATGAAGACTTTTTTTTGCATTATATTCTTGAATACTTTTTAATTCTAATTGTTGGTTTATAGAACGAACCAAATTATATTCATCTTCTTCTTGAGTAAAACTAGAACTTAATGATTTACTATATCGTAATCGTAATTTCAAACGAGATAATTCACAACTATTTTCTTCCAAGTCGTAATCATCATATAGAGAACAACTCATTCTTTCTTTCTTCTCTTCTTCTTGTTTTGAAGCAATACAAAGATGTATTTTTTGTTCTATATTTTTATCAACATTTCGTAATAGATAAATAATCTTTCTTACTTTTTCAAAAGATTTTTTTTCTTCTTCCCAATCATCTGTATCCAAATAAGGAAGAATAATATATGCTTTTTTATTTGGTTTATTTCTATCCAAACGATTAGGTCGTAATAAAGATTGAATAATTCTTATTTCACTAAACATATTTCCAGCAATACAAACACCATTTAATTTTGGTAGATCAAAACCTTCACCAAATATATATACACAGGATATAATACCAAAACGAGAACATTTAAATTTTTCTACTTCTTCCTCAAGAGAATAAGGACTTTTAGAATGTAAAGAATTATTATAAAGTTCTTCTTTTGAAATAGAGGTAAATTTTATTATTTCGTCAATATACGTTTTGGCTAATTCTGCTTCTTCTGTTGTATTTGTATATATTAAAATATGTGTTAAATCTGAATATTTTTCAAAAGATTTTAAACACATATAACAAGACATGACTAATTCCTTATTACATACACTAATACCTAATTTACGAATGATTGAATCAACTTCATCTTCTGTATTTTTCAAAACTAATAAAACATAATCAGTAATTTTTTTATTTTCTATAGCCCAACAAACAGATTTTCTATCGATACATTTACCAAATATGCTTTCATTATCCATAGAATAACATCCTTTAGAAGTGATAATATTTTTTGGTGTTGCTGTCATAAATAATGAATAATGAGATTGTACTTGATGAAAGGATAAAAATCCTTCTTTTTCAATTCCTGTTAAATGATGTGCTTCATCTCCAAATTTTACATCTACTTTTATTTTGTCATTAACTAATAAATAACAAGAATGATAAGTTGTAATAATAAATTTTTTATTTTTACTAGGTTTATTTAACATTTTTATTATTTTATCTATATTGTTTGTTGATTTTATATTTTCGTAAGATTTTCCACCAACTAATAATATTTTTGCTTGAGGGAACACTCTTATAATTTCTTTTACTAATTGTTTTTGTAAATATTGACTAGGAACTCCATAAATAATAGTTCTCCAGTTTATCATTTTTATTGAAAATAAACTTAACAATGTTTTTCCAAGACCACACGCCCAAATAATCAATCCTATAGTATACGTTTTATAAAAAGAACATATATTTTGTAAAACTGGTATTTGGTGAGGATAAGGTTGTATTGCTTGTTGTTCTTTTAATTGTTCTTCTTTTTTTATTTCTTCTTCTATTTCTTTTTTTAATTGTTCCTCTTTAACTTTTTTCTCATATAAATGTTTTTCTCTGTCTAATCTTTCCATTTTTTCTATTTCTTCTGGAGTTAATAATCTATATTCTATACCTAAGGTTTTAATATAAGGTTCTAATAATTCTAAAATGTTTTTAGAATAATATTCAGTTCCACCATCGATATAATTATTGTATTCTGCAAAATGAATTTTTAATTTTTTATCTACGAGCAATAAATAAGTAAAAGGTATTTCTATAATTAAAATAAATGAACCTTTTTTATGTTCTGAAGTAATATAAGTAGTTTCTCTATCTTTACCTGAATGTGTTATCCCTAATTTATAAATATTTTTTAATTCACATAATTCATTATATCTTATATAAATATATCCTTTACGTAATGGTTCACTCATACAATAATTAAATTATTATCATTATATAATTTAATTCAATTTTATATTAAAATAAAATAAAAAATTGAAAAGTATTTGTATAATAAATGAATGTAAATACTTTTTTTAGCATGTCGACAATCGAAGAAATCAATATCCAAATTATTTTATACACAAGAGAATGTGTAAGAAAAGAATTATTAAAAAATAAGATAGAAGATAAAGAACAATTTATAAAAAAAATATTTCATTTTGAAAATATCGCTGAATACAATTTTGCTAACTTTATTCCTCAGACAACCGATCATCGAGTATTAGGAATCATCACAGAGGAATTTAATAGGCATATGACAAATAAGTATGGTTATCCTCATGTAATTCACAATGGAGGCTGGAGAGATAAATGTAAAATTTATACTATTCCAGACTTGTATACATATTATGCGTATTCTGTAAGTTTGGAATATTTGAAGGAGGAAATAAAAGAAGAAATTAAATTACCAACTATTTAAAACAAAATCTAAATCTGAATCTTCATGTAAATTTTCAAACAAATAATTAGGATGATACTTTTGAATAATTTTAGGTTTTCGTATTAATTCCCACAACCAATATTTGAATTGTTTTTTATATTTTAAACAATAATATAAATGTCGTGCTTCATTTAATTTTTTTATTATTTGTTTTATTTCGTTCAAATTAGAATTTGATATTTTTTTATAAATAGGATTATCATGAAAACAAATTATTCGTAGTTTTTCAGGTAAATCAGGTAAATAATTTAATAGATTATTATTACAATATAATAATTCTAATCGGTCATGTAAAATAGGTAAAAAAGTTAATTGATTACTATGACAATTTAATACTCGTAATTTTTTTGATAAACTAGGTAATGAAGACAATTTATTATTAGAACACATTAAAATTACCAAATTTTCAGGTAAGGAAGGTAATGTTGTTAATTGATTATTATGACAATTTAATAATTCTAGATTTTCAGATAAAGTTGGTAATGAAGTTAAATTATTATTATAACAATTTAAATCCGTTAAATTTTTAGGTAGACTTGGTAATGAAGATAAATTATTATTATAACAATTTAATATTTTTAGATTTTCAGGTAAAGTCGGAAGAGAATTTAATTGATTATTAGAACAATTAATTATTGTTAAATTTTCAAACAAAGCAGGTAAAAATGTTAATTGATTACTATGACAATATAATGTTGTTAATTTTTGTGGTATTGGAGGTAAACTATATAATTGATTATTACAACAATATAATATTTCTAATTGATTGGGTATCATAGGTAAAGAAGTTAAATGGTTATCATTACAATTTAATATTTCTAATTTTGTAAACTTGGTTAAACTTGGTAAAAAATGAATATCTTTAGAATCTAAAACAATTATTATAGATTCTTTTGATAAAGAGGATATAAACGTATTAATATTTTCCATTATGAGTTTATATATTTATATCTAATTTTTTAAATAATTTCAAAATTAATACAAGACTATAATTAAAAGAATATAAATATATAAATTAAATAAATATAATGGAAAAAACAATCATTACTAGTTTTAAAAATAGACAACAATTTTTTGAATTACAAAAGATTAATCCAGGATTAATTATTGTGAAGGTTGGAGCTACTTGGTGTAAACCTTGTCATGCTATTAAAGATATCGTTCATGGTTTTTTTGCTACATCTCCTGATTATGTAGTTTGTGCGGATATTGATGTTGACGAGAGTTTTGATTTTTACGCTTTTTTGAAAGCAAGAAAGATAGTGAATGGTATACCTGCTTTATTATGTTATACAAAGGAAAATCAAAGTTTTATGCCAAATTTAATTCATACAGGTGCTGATTTAAATAGCTTGGATAAATTTTTAAAAGATTGTGGAAAGCTGGGTAGTCCTTATAATAATTAAATAAAATTGATTAAAATAAATTTATTAATAGAAAGAAAAGAAATGGAATTATCTAACGAACAAAAACTAACATTTGATAAGTATAAAAAAAAAGAAAATATATTTTTAAATGGTCCAGGAGGTACAGGTAAAAGCTTTTTGATAAAACAAATATATGAAGACGCTATAAAAAACAATAAAAGAATTCAAGTATGCGCTTTAACTGGTTGTGCTGCGTTATTATTAAATTGTAAAGCAAAAACTATTCACTCATGGGCTGGAATAGGAATAGCCTCCGGACCAAAAGAAGAAATTATAGAAAAAGTTGTTTCTAGTTTTACAAAAAGCAAGAATTGGAAATCGGTAGATATATTAATTATTGATGAAATTAGCATGATGTCATTAAAAATATTTGAAATACTTAATGAATTAGCATGTAAATTAAGACATAAGACCAAATTGTTTGGTGGTATTCAGGTAATATTTTCAGGTGATTTTTATCAATTGCCTCCAGTGGGAAATATTCAAGAGATAGAAACTTCACAATTTTGTTTTGAGTCGGAGTTATGGAATATTTTATTTCCAAAAGAAAATAGTGTTATGTTGGTAAAAATATTTCGTCAAAAGGATGAAAAATATTTGAAAATCTTGAATGAAATAAGAAATGGTAGGATGTATCGCTCAAGTTTAAATTTATTACTTGAGAATGTAAATAAAAAAATAACAGATAATATTCAACCAACAAAATTATACCCCAGACGTAATCAAGTAGATTCATTTAATCAAATAGAATTAAATAAATTAACAGGAGAAACAAAAAATTATGATTTAGAATATATATATGATTTACCAATGAATAGTTTTCAACAAGAAGAAAGAAAAAAATATTCCATGTCTCAAATAGAAAAAGAATTACAATATATAGAAAGTTCTTTATTGATGAGTAAAAATATAGATTTAAAAGTTGGTTGCCAAGTTATGTGTATAATAAATACGGAGACTCCTGAAGGAATACAATTATGTAATGGAAGTCGAGGTGTAATAACATCTTTTCAAGTGGATGGATTTCCAATGGTTAAATTTCAAGAGGGATTTGAAATTCCTATTGTGAAACATACATGGACGAGTGAATCTATTCCAGGTATTGGAATTAAACATGTACCATTAATATTAGCTTGGGCGATGAGTATTCATAAATCTCAAGGGATGAGTATTGATGTAGCAGAAATAGATGTAGGTTCAGATATATTTGAATGCGGGCAAACCTATGTAGCTTTATCTAGAGTAAAAAGTTTAGAAGGTCTATATTTAACTTCTTTTGATGTAACAAAAATAAAAATGAATAACAAAGTGAAAGAATTTTATAAAAACATTGTATAAATAAGTTAAAAATTATTTAATTATTAATATAATGGATTTATCATTTCAAGAAAATAAAGATAGATTTTTTAATTGTTTACCACATAACCATTTTATTTTTGAATTAACAAAATGTTGTAATTATACAGAATGGATTACTATTTTAAAAAGTTATACTATTTCTGATTTATACCGTGCTGTGAAACATATTTTGGGTAATCAAAATATTCGTTTGTTTGTTAAAGATCCATATAATAATGTTTTACACCTATTTGAAAGTGATTTAATTATTAAACAATTAATATCTTCCAATAGTACTTTTTTTACTCCAGTATATCCTTTACCTTATCAAGTTGTTTATAAAATATATGTTGATGATGGACATAATCATATACATTAATTATTTAAATTGAATAATATAACTATAATCCTCTTTTTCATCTTTCGTTATAACTATATGATAATTTTTATGATACCATAATAAATCGATTTCTATTTTAATTCCTATATTTTCAACAAAAAATTTTATTTCAAAATATCTTTCATATAGAAATAAAATATCATTATATGAATCTATTTTGACATATTCATCATTTGATTTAACAAATATTTCTTCTGTGAATGGATTTCTAATATTTATTTTTGAAACTAATTTCATTATATGTATTATTAAATTAGTTTTAAATAAAAAATTGAAACATTTTATCTTAATAAATAAATTTATAAAACTTAAAATGAATTTATTTATTCTTTCGTTGATTCAAAGAGAAATCGCTCAATTTATGATGGATAAACATGTAAGTAAAATTTTATTGGAAGCCGTTCAAATGCTTTGTAGTGCTAAAAGAGTGTTGGATCCAGAAGATGAAATAAACGCCCAACTCTATAAATTAGCTCATAAGAATCATCCAGTAACGATTTGGTGTAGAAAATCACAGGCTAACTTTATATGGACGTTGGATTTAATTGAAGAACTTCATATTGAATGGAGATTTCGGTACAACCATCCAGAAACCAAATTTCATAAATCATATTTAATAGCTCAAATACTAAGAGATAATATACCAAGCGATGATAAATTTGAAGAACAACGATTAACTCCTTTTGCTTTAGCAATGCCAGAAGAATTTAAATCAGATGATCCAATTGAATCTTATCGCAATTATTACATGTCAGAACCCAAACAAAAAATTGCTTCTTGGAAGAAAAAAAGAGAAAAACCTGAATGGTATATTTTACAATAATAAAATTGAAAATTATTTTTATGATTTTATCAATTATTATACAAAGGACGATGAATTCTATAAATAAATTATCAAATATTGAACTACAAGAAGTAGATATTTATTTTAAAACTCAATTAAAAGAACAACGAGAATTAATGAAAAAACATTATAAAGAACAACGAGAATTAATGAAAAATCATTATAAAGAACAACAAGAAATAGATAATTATTTTAAAAATCAATTGATAAGAATAATATTAAAAAAAAGTCCTGAAACAAAAGAGAAATTAGAAGGAGCCGAATTAGGTATACCTATTTCAATTAATAGTTTTCCAAAACGATGTCATAATTTTATATTAAATAAACCAAAAGAAAATGATTAGATTCAATAATTAATTTAAAAATAATTTATATTATTAATTAATGACATCAAAATACGAAGAACTTGTAAGCAATTTAAAAATAAAATTAAAAACAAAAAATCTTAAATTTAAAAAAATTTTTTCTTTAATTAATAATAATAAATATGATGAAATTCTTCAAATTGTGAAAGATGATTCGATTCAAATAATAATAGATAATATATCAAATGAAAGAAAAATAATTGGGGATAATCTCGAAAAGAAGCTAAATAATTTAATCTGGTTAAATGAATGTTTAATTAAATTTAATGAAGAACCACAATTAACAAAACAAAAAGCACTTAAGATATTAAAAACAAAGGTTTTTATAAATATTTATGATTTAGAATCTGAAAATTATGAAAATAGATCAACAAAAGAATTATTAAAAAAAGAACTAAGGAATAAACGCGAAAAACGATATCCTCTAATTATTGCTAAAGACAACATTACATTAAAAGCTTTTTTAATTAAATTATAATTTTGTTTATCAATTTTAAATTATAAAAAAAAATTGAAATCTTTTTTAATAAATAAATTAAGTACTTATAACAAGCTCGGTGTTTCGCGAATTTTAAAATCAATATGTCTCAATCAAATGGTTTCGTTTATTCATCTGAAATGGTCCATTATTCTGATGATATGTTTTATTCTTCGCAGCATGAGGAACTTATCATGTCCGATGAAGAAGAATTCCTCATGCAAAATTTACATTTAGTTAGTCCTAGTCATTTAATTCAAGAAATTGAAATGCCATTACAATCTCATCCTCTTCCACACCGTCAAACTTTACCTTCTCCTTTTGATGAAAGCAATGAAGAGTTTACTAATATTAGTCTTAGTCATGCGATGGCATCGGTTACGGAAGAAAACTACCGACGCGAACAAATCCTACAAATGTCAGCGGCATATGAAGGTATATCTTTACATGACTACATTGTGAGAAACACTTGGATCGATTCACCAACTTCCGTTTGCGATATGGAGAATTTGGAATCGTCGCTTGTACCAAGCGACCTTGATATTTATGGATTTAGCGAAGATGAGATCGACACTATGGAAGCACAAAATCGCAGATTAAGATACGACGACAGAGAAGCAAGATTGAATTACTACTCCTCAAGCGATGAAAGTGATGAAGATATTCCAGACTATGTATTCGATGCTATTTCACCACAAGGCCATGCGTACAACGAGTACGATTCAGACGAAGATTCAGTTTTATGGGAACGAAAAATTACCGAATGGGAAAACAGTCTAACGTACATTCAAGAAGACCCAACAGATCCAGATGATTATCCTTTTATCCCACAAAAGAAAGGTAAGCCAAATAAAGAAATAAAAACAAAATTCAGTAGAGATCAACGCAAACAAGCAGCTGTGCTGTCTGTTAAAGAACATACGGAACGCGATCTAACAAAAAGAGAAAAAAAAGAAATTGCCAAGTTTCACAAGTCTTTCAACATTCAAAGCTCAAAGTTTTCAAAAATAAAAAAGTCGAAGGAAATTCAAAGACAACGAACCGCCAAATACGCACAACTAACTCAATCACATTCAACTCTCAAGGAAGAACTACATGATATGTACCTACACGATAAATATAAACAAGAACAGCAAAACAAAAAAACAGCAGCAGAAATTGAAAACGCCATCAAAAAAAAACAAGAAAAAAGACAACAAGTATTCTTTATGGGTGAATGGCGCTCTCTCAAGCAATTTAAAGATTATGAACGAATGTTTATCGCGCATATGGATACTCAAGGCATTAAGATGTCTTTTCAGGATTTACATTTTAAAAGACCAAGTAGTTGGCCTTATCGATATTCGCCACTTCATACTATTCATAGTCTAACTTATGTGCCACGAAAAATTAGAAGACCAGGGCAAGAACTATTAACTGACAAATTTTGGATTTCTTCGAATTTTGATTATTTCCTTCACAAACCAAAAAAGTAAATATATTAATTAATAAATTCTAAACAAAACACAAAAAAAATATATTAATTAATAAATTCTAAACGATGTAATAAAATTTTTATTAAAATAGACATTTTTTTTTGTAATATTATAATATAGTATTAAGTTATAATGGCATCTCCTCAGTACACGAAAATGTATTTAGGTCATTACGCGACTATCAGCGATGATGTTATAGATTTGGGTGGGTCAAAATTAGTAAATATTAATGCCCCTTCTAATTCTTCAGACGCTGTTAATAAAAATTATTGTGATACAGCTATTTCAGGTGTTAATGCCAACATTGTAGTTAGTAATCTAGATAATAAACAATATACAGATAATAAAGTTAAAGATCAAAAAGATAGAATTGATGCTATTTTAGATGGCAGCACTGGTGATTTAAACCAATTTAAAGAAATAGTTTCACTTGTGAATAGTTTAGATGCTACACAAGCAACTGATATATTAACAAAAACAAGTACTTTGAATACTAATTTAAGCAATGAAGTTATTCGAGCTACTGCTGTTGAATCATCTATTATAAGAAAAGCAGAAATTTCCATGGATATTTTACCTGTACCATCAATTTATGCGGACGGAGATCAACCAACTGTGATGCCTCCAAATATAAGTACTAATACCAAATTTACAGGTTGTGATGGATTTTACTATAGAAATATGACCTTAGGAAAAAAAATAAATTGGTATTTACCAAATACAATATCTTTAAAAGGTTCTGATATTGTTAATATTATTTTTAATGCTACCTTATTTAGTACTGTTTCACCTCCTTTTATTACAATTTATACAGCTAAAACAGGAGTAAATGATTTAGGTTCTTGGTATCATTCGAGATCTACTTATATTGTATGGGATACCTCACAACTTGTTAGTTTTAAAGATTATCAATTTACTACTAGTTCTAGTCCTGGTGTAGTTGAAGTTGGTAAAACCGCATTCGCATTAACTGTTGATCCATACTCAAGTAGGGGAACTCTAGAACCAAATGATACAATTTTGGCTATTTCTATTGGAACGGACAGCGCTGCCGCAGTAGGGAATGTTGAATTTATTGCGGATAGAATAAAACTAGTAACAGCTACTGGAACATTCGTTTATAACTTTTCTTCCATGTTTACGGAAATATCTAGTCTTAAGGGATCTTTAGCTGGAAACGCACTATTAACAACAACTAATTTAAGTGCGGAAGTTTCTAGAGCACAAGCTGCTGAAGCAGCATTAGCAGCTACAGCTACTTCTAATTTTAACACTTTAAATACTGCGATTGTTTCTGAAGCATCACTTGCTAGAACAAATGAAACTGGTCTTCAGTCAGGAATAGATGCTGAAATAACAAGAGCAACAGGTGCTGAAACTGTCCTTAATAATAAAATCATCGCATTACAGGCTAAATTAGATAACTTATACACTTTCTTAGTGAATGGAGATAGCAGTCTTCCACTAGTTCGTTAATTTCCTAAAAAAACCATGAAAATAATTTAGGTAATTTTTTTTTTGTAATAGGTTTACATCGTTGATAATAAAAACATTTTGTTAAATTACATATTTTAAATCAATTATGTAATTTATAATCGCAATCCATGAATTGACTTTTTAAATTTCTTTTTGTTTTTTTATTTTATCCCAAAAATCTCCAATTTGTTTAATATGTGCTTCAAACCATTTTTTATCTCTATGAATAACGGTATTATGAAATATATGTAATTTCCAATAAATATTTCTAACCCAAGTGTATCCCTCTTTTTCATATTTATCGTACATTTCATCATACCAAAAATCATATTCTATCATATCCATATCCAAAGGTTTATAAATATACAAAGGTTTAAAATTATTTTTAGAATGAACGAAATATAATATAATTCCTTTGTTTATTTCAATAGAATTATTGGAATGTAAAAAATCTCCATCTTTTTGAGCTATCTCATAATCTTCATATTCAATAAACTTAGTTTCCAAAAAATCACAAATATCCAAATTACACACTTCCATTTGTATTTGAGTTTGTATCCAATATTCTTGTTTTGGTATTCCAGTAATTTCTCTACTTACAACATTTTTAATTTCCAACATTCTACCATATTTTTCACTTCTAATATCAACATTAATTCCATCAGGAGAAGCACCTAAAAATGGAAATTCCTCATGCCGAATACATCCAAATTCTTTCACTTGAGTATTATACCTATATTCATAAAATAAAATAGATAGTGGCTCATATTTTTGTCCCCAATGTAAGGGTGATTCCACATTCACATAAGAACTCATTTCTTTTGGAAAACATTTTTCTTTAATAAATTGTTGTTGTAATTTTTCACTTCCAAAAACTTTATAACAAGAACTAGCCGTAATTAATGAATTGCGAAACGCATACCAAGCATCTGTTCGTTGTTCTGGTTGGTCTATCAATGACAATTTTTCTATTTGATTAGTTAAAAAATTAGTATTTTGTTGAAAAAAATAATTAAAAAAGTACTCAAATACATCTAATATAAAATTATTTAATTCATCATCCACTTCTAATTCAATTCCATATACATCTTCTAACCAATCGTAAATTTCCATAAAAACTTCTTCTTCTTTTTCTTCTATGTCTTCGGCCCAATCATATTGGTCCATAATATGTAAAAATTCTTCTATACAATCTTCTAATTCCATTATATATTTAGTAAAAATATATTTATATAGTTTTTAAATTCATACTGGTGATTCAAAGGATATAGTAACAATTTGCCTTGGTCTATCTTTATTTAATTTAGAATTATTCATATCACAACAACATAACGTACAACCAAACAAACCACAAATAACTGACAAAACAATTATAAAAATATAAAGCTCTTCTTTCATTTTGATATAATAAAAAATAAAATACTAAATTAAATTCAATTTTATTTTTTTATGGGTAAAGATTTAAGAGTAGAAACTCGTTTATCAATATTTTTTAAAGTGAAATGTTTAAGATTCTTATTATAACAAAGACAAGGAATATCCGTTATCTCTCCTGTTTCCTTATTATATAGTACATCCTTCACTCGTTGTAATTTTTTTTTATCCAAGCAATTGCGTAAAAAAACAATCATTTCTTGTTTTTCTTCTTCAGACAATAAATTTTCTAATTTGTATTTTTCTACAAATATTAACATTTTTCTAAATTTTAGTGTTTTATCCAATTTGCTCCAAGGTTCTGTTGTATTATAATTTTTTTCATTTTCTAAAAAAATATTCAAGGTATCCATATCCGCGGTATCTGATAACATTGTTTCTTTGGGTACATTTCCATTTAATAACATTGTTTTGTATTTTATATTTTTTAATTCAATACATTCTTCTTTAATAGATTCCATTATATATTATATATGTGTTTATATCTAATTCTTTATAATATATAATATAATATAAAAAAAAATTAGTAAATAATAGATGGATAAATCAATAAAAATTACAGGAATAAACAATAGATATTATATAAAGAAATTAACAAAAGAGAGAAAAGTAGAAATAAGAGTGAATAGTAAAAAATGGCAAATAGATAAAGAAATATTAGAATGGAATAACCAATTAAAGAATATTGAAAACCTAGAATATCCATTGTTCCAAAGTGAAATAAAAAACAAATTAAATAGTTATAAATCGCAAGATATAAAAAAAAATATATATGATACAAGTTTATTTTTAACTTATGAAGAAGTAATCGATAAAATAAAAGAATCAGAGTTAAAATGTTATTATTGTCATGATTGTATTTTTATTTTATATGAAATAGTTAGAGAAAATAAACAATGGACTTTAGATAGGGTTAATAACGATTTAGGGCATAATAGAGAAAATATAGTTATCTGCTGTTTAGAATGTAATTTGAAGAGAAGAGATACTAATTCTAACAAATTTTTATTTACAAAACAATTAATATTAAATAAAGTAAATTAAAGACAAATACTATTTTTTAATAAATGAAAAAGTATTCAACACAAAATGAATTATTATTGAGTAAATTGTTAGAATATTATAGTAATTTAGAAAATTTAGAAAAGATGTTGTTAATAATTACAGGTAAATCGATGATTTCGTTAAGAATTATTGATTGGTTTGTTACAAATTATTCCAAGAAGAATTTCACATTATATGATATTGAGATAAATGGAAAATTAACGCGTTTTAAAATTTACGAAGATTATAAATTAAAATTAAAAGCTTATTCCAAAAGAAGATTTGATCCATTCTGTCGTTGGGAAAGAATTGAAATTCCTTATAAAGATGGTAAATATATTGAAACAACTTTAGGTCAATTAAACTTTTTTAAATGGGCGTTAGAAAACAATGTTATACAATATATTGAAGAAAACTATGATGATATAGAGAAGGACATGAATAATAGAAATAGTAGTTCTAGAAAAAAAGAACTTGTAGACAATTCTAAAACCAGAAAGAAAAGAGAAGAATTATCTATTTCGGCAATTAAAAGTATTAAAAAGGAAGAAATTGAAATTGTTATCCAATTTAATTAATATTGGTATATATAAATATGGCTGAAATAAAAAGACGTTCAGAAGTTATATGTAAAGAGGTATTAGACAAAGAAGAGTATAAGATAAAAAATTTTACTAATATTACATTTATAAAAGTAATTAATGAGTTAGCAAACTTAAATTTACCACAAGACAGATTTTCACGATGTTTAAATAGTAAAACTTTAGTTGATAATTCTAATAATTCTATTAGGTTAGGGACAAATTTAAGTGATTATATAAATAATATATATAGTAATAAAGATGTATATAAATTTATAATAGATAAAGTAGAAAATATTGGAATACCAGATAATATAAATAGCAATCAATTAGATGATATTATAAAAGATTTATTATTGCGGTTTAAACAAAAGACTGAAGGGGCAGATATAACCGCTCAAATAATTAATATGATAGCTAATCAATTAATTAATACTTTATTTAAATATAAATCATTTAAATATGAAGATTCATATCCAACTATTAATGAAACTTTTGTTAATGTTATTAAAGAGAAAATAAATCAAGTAAATTTAAATGAGATAGAAGAAGCAAGAAGAGCAGCAGCAGAACAATTAAGACTAGACCGAGAAAAGCAGAACAGAGATAAAGTAAATTTAGAAAGAATTATTACTAATGAAATAAAACAAAATGAATCATTAACAAAAAGCAGATTACAAGAAATAATTAGAAAAATTATGGAAAATATTAACTCAGGCGACTTAACTCTCGATAAAGATATTATTGCTAACAAAATTGTTTCTGATATACCAGATAAACATGTGAAAGTTAAATTATTTAACAATCAATCAGATAATACGAATGATGAAAAAGTTAAAACTTTAATTAAAAACTTTATTGATTTATATACAAAATTTGGAAAGGATGGGTGTGAAAGTATAAAAGAAATATTATTAAAGGCTCGATCTTCATTAGGTGGAAATCAAGAACTTACTATACCATTGGTAAATAAAATAATAACCAAATTAGATAGTTTGAGTTTGGGACTGGATGATGCCGGTATAAAAGATAGAATAGTTGAATGTTTACAAATAGTAGATATTGGTACATCAAAAATTACTGACAAAGGTAAAAATTCTCTCCCAGACCTCATTACAAAAATAATCGAAGAATATCGAAAAGCAGCAGAAGCAAAACGAGTTGCGGATGAAGAAAAACAAAAAGAAGAAGACGCAAAATCCAACGAAGATAAATCAGGAGCAGATACAGGCACCTCATCTGATACTACTTCAGGTCCAACATCTGATACTACTTCAGGTCCATCATCTGAAATAACTTCAGGACCAACATCTAGTACTTCTTCAGGACCAACATCTAGTACTTCTTCAGGACCAACATCTAGTACTTCTTCAAGTTCACCAACTGAAATTCCCCCCCAAGCACAATCCACAAAATCATATAATATTAAAATAACTAAAGTTAATTTAACTAGACAAATTACAACTGAAATTGTTAGCGAAACTAGTGATAATGTTGAAAATGCTTCTAGTATTACAAAATATTATACAATAACATCGGATTTATGTAATATAATTAAAAATTTATATTCAGGAATTATTAGTACACAAATAATTTCCAGTTCTAAAATTAGTGATGAAGAAATTACAAAATTGATTTATAGAATAATATTATCCAATAAATTTAAATATACTACTGAACCAATAATTTTTATTTTATGTTATCTAAAAATGGCTATAAATAAATGTGCTTGTGATGATAATAATTGTATAAATCTTAATGATAAATTTATGATTGTAGATAATAATAGTAATGCTGGTACAAATACTGTAATTAAAGCTTTAGCCATAAGAAAAATATATAATTTATTTAATATATATACAACAACTGCTACAGAAGACGTTTTTAAGTTAATTATAATTTATTATATATGTTTGAACTCGTTTGATAGTAAAAAAACCCAATTTGATTTAAATAGTAAGAGTAATATATATTATATATTTTTTAATAGCGACAAATTCTATAATCCAAGCTTATTAGATATTAGTTTAAATGAACCTAAAAAATTAGGTAATATTATAAATACAATAACAAGTTTGATACCTATTGGAATACAAAAATTTATTAGTAAATTAAACCCACAAATTAATATAGCTGATTATTTAGTTAATAATGAAATGACCTTTCCTTTTTTTAAAAGAATAATAGAATTAATAATAGAAAATTCCAATAGTGGTACTGAATCTTATATAAATAGTGATAATTTTAATAATGATATATTATTTTGGTTAATATTTAAAAAATGTTATAGCATAGTTTATGATAATGAAGAGGAAAGTTTTAAAAAAATATTTCCAACTAGTAGAAGTGAAGATTATATTACAAGTGAAACTGTTAAAGGAATAAAAGGTAATATTTTAGCATACAATAGGTATATTAAAACTGACCCTGCTTGTTCTTCAATTAATAAAATTATTAAAGAATTAAACATAAATGATTATAATATTACCGAAGATCTATTAAAAAAAATAATTGTAAAATACGCAGTTCTTACTGGTAAAGTCCTAACTACTGATAATTTATGGAAATGTTTATTCGAACATGGAATTTATACTTATAATGATGAAGATAAATCTACAGGATCACAAGAAGATATAGAAGTATTTAAAAGAATAATTACGTCATTAATAGAAAGCTCGGAGATAACTGGAGAAGGTGAAGGATCTATTAAAGCAGAAAAAGATAAAATAAAAGCCGCAGCAGAAGAATCAGGAAGAACAGCATCTGAGGCTAAAAGAACAGCAGAAGAAGAAAAAACTAAAGCCGCAACAGATGAAAAAACAAAACAAGAAGCAGATTTAAAAACTTATCAAAATACATCACTACAACTTTGGGATTATTTAAAATCTCAAAAATCAGAATTTATAAAATACAATGAAACTGAGAAGACTTATACAGTAAAAAATCAAGGTAAAATAAATGTTTCATTTGAAGGTAGCAAAGCTGTTAGTTTTGATGTATCTCTTACTATAAAACAAGATGGCGACAATTATATTGATACATTAACTTTGTCTAAAAATACACTAGCTCAACAAGGAGGAAATAAAAATTATTCAAAAAAGAAATTAAAAAGAAAAATTTCAAAAAGAAAAAATAAAAAAAGAAAAATATCAAAAAAGAAAAAAAGAAATAATATATCAAATAAAAAAATTTATGTTGGTGGAGATCCTACTGTATATAATTTAAACGATTTGTATTTATTACCACCAACTACTTTGCTACAAGGAAATTTTACTAGTAATACAATCAGATTATTAGATTCATCCGATGATAATAAGACAATAACATTAAATTTTTTTGCTATGTCAAATTCATCCGCTATATCATCCCCTTTATATAAAGCTATTAAGAAATTTTATGAATTTAAAGATAGTAGTGAAGTATTAACTGCTATCGCAGCATCGAAAAAAGAAAAGGAAGATGGTACGTCATGCGAATCCAAAGAATACTTTATTGTGAAAACAAAATCACGAGACAATTGGAGAAACTCTACGAATATATTATATTCTTATACAACTATTATTGCTAAGAATAAAATTATATTATTATATCCTGATGTTATAGATAAAAATAGTGATGAAATTTATGAATATACTACACCAGAAAAAATAATGAAAAAATTTAAAATAGATATATATGATTTTGATGATCTTACATTAAAAATAGAAAAGAAAGATAGTTTACAATTTAAATTATCATTTTTTCCTAAAACGAATAATCCAAAACTAATTAAAAAATTTACTTTAGATCTTTCAACATTACCAAATAAGAATAAAATTAATAGATGCGATGGAAATGAAAAATGCGTCGAATTCATAGCATATCCCGTAGTTAACTATTTATGTTGTAAAATTGAAACGACCGAAGATAGCATTGCGCCTGTTAGTTCGAGTACTAGTAGTAGTAGTTTTTTTAGTAGAACTGGAAGAGCGATATCTAAGCCTTTTAGTAGAACGAGAAGTGCTCCAGAAAGTTCTTCTGGTAGAGCTATGGGTAGTAATAGTTCAATTGTATGTATTAATGTTGGAGATTATGTTTCTGAAGGTGGTAATGAGGTTATTAGTGAAAATCCCGGAGAAGGTGATGAAATTCCTGGCGAAGGTAATAAAATTCCTGACGAGGGTAATGAAATTGTTGGGGAAGGATCTGGTAAGAATGAGGAGATTGATGATGATGATGCTGATTATCATGACGTTGATTTAGTTCATGCGTCCACAGAACCAGATTACGAGGGTGATTTATCAAGTGGAGGCAAAGCAACATCCGAATTCAAAGGTGGAAAAAAATTAAATAATAATAAAAGGTTAACTAAAAAAAAATATAAAGGGGGTGTTTGTATAAAACAAATAGATCCTAGAATATTGTCAAAAGATTTACAAGATAAAATTAAAGAAGAGTTAGGTATCGAAACAATAGGAGGAAAAACAAAAAAAAATTATAAAAGAAAAAAAAATAAAAGAAAGACAATTCGTAAATAATTAATATTTAGTAATTTAAATAATAATTTATAATAATGGGAACATGTATAAAATTACCTAAAACTATTGAAATATCAGATGGTGTGTCCGAAACAACAGATTTAGATGATAGTAGAGGAGGAAAAACAAACAAAAATAGAAAAAGAAAAACAAACAAAAGAAAAAAAAAGAAAAAGACCAAAAGTAAATCAGTAAATAAAACAATTCACAAATAAATTAATATTTAGTAAATTAAATAATTAAATACTAATTTATAATAATGGAAACATGTATAAAATTACCTAATAAAAAAAAATCTGAAATATCAATACCAGAATCACCACAAAAACAAATAATAAAACTATCTTATACAAAACCAATTTCATCATCATCATCATCATCATCATCATCATCATCATCATCTTCATTAGCTAAAGGACCTATTTCATCATCATCATCTTCATTATCATCATCATTAGCAAAAGGACCTATTTCATCGTCATCATCATTGGCAAAAGTACCTACTTCATCGTCATCATCATCATCTTCATTGGCTAAAGGAGCTATTTCATCATCATCATTGCCAAAAAATCTTAAACCAATAACAGATTCCCCACAGGAATCAGAAGTATCTTCAAGACCAATAAAATCATCAGCTAAATCCGTGGTGCCTTCAGGACAAATAAAATCATTAGTTAAATCAGAGGAGGCTCCAGCGGCCAATACAAACGCAATCAAAATAAATATACCAGTAGTTGTAAACCCAGGGACATCACCTGAGGAAACACCAGTGGTAGTTCCTATTATCCATACTGATGAATCTCCTGTAGAAACTCCTGAGATTCCAGGAATGGTGTCAACGCCAACAAAAGCTACTTTATCGGATATAAAAAAAAAACCTAAAGAAAAAACAGAGGCAAAAGAAGAAATAAAATGGAATACTTCGTCTACTGAAAGAATACCAGCACCAGTAGAAGATTCAACATTACCAGTAGATTCAAAATCAGAAGTAGCAACACCACCAGAAGCATCAAAATCAGAAGTAGCAACACCACCTGTAGCAACAAATGGATTTTTTAGTTTTCTTAATCCGGCTTCCAAACCAGAAGATAAATCTGTAAAAATACCAGTGGTTCCAGTAGTATCAACAAAAACTACTCCTCCTATAGCTCCTTCAATATCTGGACTAAATCAAATAGAAATAGATAAAAAATCAGAGCCAAAAGAAGAAATAAAATGGAATACTTCGTCTACTGAAAAAATACCAGCACCAGTAGATGATTCTACACTACCAGAAGCATCAAAATCAGAAGTAGCAACACCACCAGTAGCAACAAATGGATTTTTTAGTTTTCTTAATCCGGCTTCCAAACCAGAAGATAAATCTGTAAAAATACCAGTGGTTCCATTAATACCAACAAAAACTACTCCTCAAATAGCTCCTTCAATATCAGGACTAAATCAAATAGAAATAGATAAAAAAATTTCGGAAGCAAAAGTTGCTATCCAATATAATGAGTCATGTAATATTATGAAACAAATTATGGGAGATAAAAAAGATTTAACTGAAGAGATAATATTAGATTTTATAAATAAGTGTAAGGAAAGTAAAATTCCTTTAAATATATATATAATTTATAACTGTATAGTAGAAAATAAATATAATTTAAAATTTATTGCTTCGCCTACTAAAAATAATATTTTAAGTTATCTTAATGTATTAATAAAAATTCCAAAAATAATAGTTCCAACTATAACAAAAAAACCAAAACTACTAGAACCTCCTTTATTATCAAGTCCAATAATAATTACGCCTAAAAAAACAAATTTACATGAAGTATTACCAGAAGCAGCATCAGAAAAATCAACAACAGTTCCATCAGAATCTCTGATATCAAAAGGTTCAGAAGAAAAAAACTTAGGAGTACTGGGGAAATTTACTAGTAGTGTACTAGCACTAGGGCAATCTTTAATAAGTAGTAAACCACCAGAACCCGAAACAAAAAATGATGTTATAGAAGCGGATGATAGTACAAGTGTAATTCAAAAAAAAATACAACTAGAACAAGATGAGGCATTAGCCCGATCTTTAGAATTACAAGAACGAACCAAAATTGAAAAAGAAAAACAAATACAAATTGCGGAGGATGCAAAATTAGCAAAATCTTTGGCTGGTCCTAGCGATGGAATTCAATCAGGGATTGGTCCAAGCATAAAATTAAATGAAAAAGATCATAAATTAGAAGTCGCAAAAGGTTCTGATGGTGTAATAGCATCTCCAATTGAGCCAACCTCAGTCCAACAAAGAAAAAAATTATCAGAAACAGATGAAATTTTGGCTGCTCCTGGAGGTAGAAGACTAAAAGGAGAAATAATGACACCTGAAAAACTTAGAGAAGATTTTAGTAAATTTAAAAAAAAACAACCTCAAACTACTGTTTCACCAATTACACCACCTGCTGCTTTAATTACTCCAACACCATCTCCAGCCAAACCCACATCCTTGTGGAATTTTTTCACTGGAACACCTCCTCCAGTAGAAACACCTCCTCCAGTAGAAACACCAAAAAAAATTACACCAGAAATTAGTTATTTAAATGCTATATTATCAACAACAGATAACAGAATGAAATTTGATATTATTAAATCTAAGTATGGAAGTTTATCACCAGTTAATTATTATAAAATAGAAGATGGTTCACCTAAGTGTAAAAATGATATTCCCGGTAGTCCTCCTCTTTCATCTTATTTACGGGACTATGTTATAGCAAACATTGGAAAAATAAATATATCTCAAACAGAGGCTAAACTTTTTATTCCAGTTAGTATAAATACCATAAATACTAAATATAGTAGTTATACTCACATTGAAACTAGTAGTAAAGCAAAATTTTTTAATGTAATTGGTGTGGATGCTTTGCTTTTACCATATTCTCAATTATCCATAAATTCAATCAGTCAAATTGCTAGTCAATATAATTTTTTAGAAGCACCAAGTAATAAATATTTTGAAATTATTAATTATTATGGTGATTCTACTCAAGGTCCACGAGCAAGTCTTTCTTGCTTAATCTCTCTCATAATTAGAGATTTATTATTTAAAAGAATTAATGATAGTTCCAAACAATTAGTAGATTCTCAGCCAATATTTAACAATGAATTATTTAATAATATTTATAAAAATGGGTATTTAACATTAGAACAATTCGATACTCCCCTTACCATATATGAAAATGTATTACAATATTTAACATCTAATAAAGATAATTTAAATATATTCGCTCAATGGGGTATTCCAGAGATATGGAAAGATAGACCATTTTCTATAAAAGATAGTGGATTATTACAAGTTTTTACAGCAGCACCAAGTTTACAACATATAAATCAATATTCACCTGAAGGACTAGAAATAATAAATAAACCAATTAATATAAATATTTGTAAATTATTAGTTTCACTTCAGTATGAAGCAATTGGAAAATTAGCAGTCATGCGTTGTATAGAAACAAATGCTTCCGAAACGAATCCTGTAAGAATACATTTAACAGCAGTAGGACAAGGTTCTTTCAACAACCATATTAGTGTAATGAGTGATTCTTTTGATAAATTCTTTAATGTGATAAAGAATTATAATATAATTGTATACTTTCATACATATCAACTAAATATAGCCTCCCAAGGAATTATAAATATTATAGAAGGGTTAGCAAGAAAGCATAATATAAATATTCATGAGAATATGTCAGCCAAAACATTTTATAATTTTCAAATACCTCAAATAAAACCTGTAATAATAGCAAAGGCTGCTGTGAAAACTCCAGAAGTAGAAGAAGAACAAAATATTATTATAACAGTAAAAGAACGTGAAGATTCACCAGAATCATCACAATTAACACTAAAAGTTAAAAATAATAGTTGCTTTGTAAGCGAATCTGATAAAAATAGTGTTTTTGAAGATTTTAGAAAATTAAAAAATAAATTTATTGACGAGTGTTTACAAAAATTTATTAAATCAACCACAATTAGTTTAGCAAGTACAGGAAATCCTCAAATTAGTATAGATAATACTATATTATTCTTTAAAAGTTGGAAAATACAAGTACAAGAAATATATTTATTATACGAATATTATTTTCCATATATTAAGTCATCAACTAAACCACCTCAATATATTCAATCATATCCCACAAAATATTCTACATCTAAATATACAGATTGGCATTGGTTTGAAGAAAAGTATTTATTTGATGATCCAACAGTTGAAGTATGGGTATTAGTACCTTCTATATTTATTGAATTATTTAACTTAATAGAGGAGTTTATTCAATATGTAGCAATTAAACCAGACTCATATAGTTCATTAAAAAAATGTTTAGCATTTTTATTGACTAATTTATTGTCTAACTATGAATCTAAATTTGATAAAATTATAAAAAAAAAAATTAAAGATTATTCATCTAGTAGTAGTATTATTTCTTTATCAAATTTACCAAGTATAAAAAAATATAATTTATATAATTATATTAGAAATATAAATAATCTATGTTGGATACAATATCCAATTTTTACAAAACAAACAAGTTGGATTATGGTAAAAAAAGACAGTGAATTATTTGAAACATTAAACCAATTAGCATTAAATTTTGTAAATAAAATACAAAAAGACTATGAAACTATAAGATTAAATGATGCAATTAAAACTATTACGTTGTTAAATGAATCATTTAGAGAACATATTGGTAATAATAACATATTATGGGTTATTAATAATTATAATAGTACAATTAAAGATATAATTGATAATTATGAAAAAGTAATTAATAAATTTTCAATTAACTCAATATTTGAAAACCCTAGTGATAAAGGTAATGAAGCAAATATTAAGGCTTTTATAGTGAAATTTGATTTATTTTTAATTAATATTAAATACATTAAAAATTTAAAAAAATATATATTTATTACATCATTAGACACCAAACAAAAAGAAGATATTAATAAATTAATAAGATATTATACTTATTTTGTAGATAAACAAAGAGAAATAGATTTATTATTAAAGTCAAAAAAGAAAGAATCTAAAATTATAATAGACGTACAACATTTATGTAATGATACAAAAAGATTTATTACTAGTTATAATACTTTTATACAAAAATTTTTAGAAGAATCAAAGACAATACTAAAAAATAAAATTAAAGAATTAAATCCAATTATTATTAACATAAATAATAAAAATAATTTTATTTATGAGATTAAAATATTATCAGAACAAATTATAAATTTATGTAAATATAAAGATATTAAATTTAAACTTAATACAAGCCCTTTAAATGGAAAAACTGATAAATCTGGTAAAAAAACAAATTTTTCTCTCGAGTCGCAAATCAAATACTTTGATAAAGAGGATCCAGATGATATAGATTATGAACTTGCTTCTATAGATGAAGATCCAAGTACAGATATTACTACTGCTAAATCTTCAAGTATAAAATATCGAAGCAAACTAGCAACTGGTAAAACTATGAGAATAAAAAAAGGAGGAAAAAACAAAACAAAAAAAACAAAAAGAAACAATACAAAAAGAAAATACAATATAAAACATGGGAAATTTTCAATCCGTAAAAAAAATAAACTTCGAAGATATACAATACGTAATAAAAAATAAAAAACAATTTATCATGATTAATATTTTAAACAATGAAGACCAAGAATTATTAATTTTAAATACTTTAGATTATAAAAAAGAAGAAGAAACAATAAATCATTATTTAAAAAAAAATAAAAATATCAAAATAGTAATTTATGGTAAAAATGGGTATGAAGAAAAATTAATTACAAAATATAATCAATTAATAAATTTAGGTTTTAAAAATGTATTTATTTATTTAGGTGGTTTATTTGAATGGGTATTATTACAAGAGGTTTATGGGTACGAACAATTTCCAACATCCATAAAACAAAAATGTGTAGACATCTTAAAATACAAGCCAGAACAACTTTTATTAGATATTGATTAAAATATCATTATAATGTAATGGCGGAGAATTTTTATTTAAAAGGAGAAAATAATGATGAATTATGTAATAAAAACCCAGAAATGAATTTAAAACTTATTGATGGTTTTCGTGATAAAGGATTATTTTGCGGTAAACTTCCATCTAAAGCTACATTAGGTGGAAAATCAAAAAGAAGAAAAAGAAGAAAAAAAATAACAACATTAAAACAATATTTTAAAAAGTTAATGAAAAATTTTTTCTAATCTATATTGTTTATTTTTTATTAAATACAAAACTTTTCCTCGTTGAAAACAACATTTTCTACAGATGCATCCTTCATCAATATAATGATATTTTTGAAAGTTAAAATAATATTTATTCTCAAGAGATATAGTATAATACAGAGAATATTCTTTTGTTGTATAAGGAAAAAACAATGAAGATGTTTTTCTACTCCACTTAGTTATATATTCAGATTGTTCTTGAGGAGATAAATAATATTGAAAAGAAGGAACACTTTCAATTAAATGTAAAAAATTAATAGGTAATTTATAATTTTCATAAAAAGATAAATATAAGTTTTTTATTTTCTTATTTTTACTTTCATAATCTTTAATTGTAAAAATAGGTTTTTTAAATAAAGTAGATAAAATAAAATTCCATGAAGAGGAATCTTTCAGGCGTAATTTAACAAATTTAATATTATTTTTTTCCATTAATAAATATTTTTTTGAAAAATCAAAAGAATTAGGAAAGGAAATATGAAATTTTGTTTGAAAATAATCATCCATTTTTAAAAAAGGAAATATTTTATTAAATCGTTGTATAATTAATTGTAATGAATATTTTCTCATGTTTTCTTCCGTGTTATTAAAATGTAAATCATACAATGTTTCAAAATACAAGGATATCTTATGTTCTATAGGTTCGCGATAAATATCAAAAACATATATTGTTTTTCCCAACGATTGGTTGTATTCTATAATATCCATAATGGTTATTTTACCAAATTTTATATTTAACGCTTTTTCTAACAATTCTTCATCATGTAAATGAAATATACTATATTCAGGTAATAAATTAATTCTTAAGGAGGTAACCAACGATGTTGAACCAACTTTTGAAGGAGTGTAAATAAAAATAAGTTTTTTAGATGAAGTTGTTATATTCAACTTTTTATTAATTTCTTCTAATTTTTTCATATACAAATATATAAAAAGTTTTTGAATAATAATAATTAAATATATTTATTTATTTAATTATTATTTATTTATTATAGAATTTAAAATTAAACCGCTTGTTGAAAAAAAGATTGTCTTCGATTTGCTGGAGGTCCTCTGCTAACCGTAGATGGTCCACGGCTCTTTCGTGGAGTCGGAGGCTCCATATTATTCACACGAGATGGAGGCCCTTGATTTGTATTTCTAGGACGTTGCTTTCGTACAGTAGTAAATTCCTTATCATCTTCATAAGATGATACTGTATTAAACACAGGCAATGATAACATCTGCTGGGTATCTAGTTGTGGACCATTGTTATTTTGCCTGTATTGAATCTTATTTGACTTAATGTCTCGGATTGTTTCACACATAAGCTTACCATTATAAATACCAGTAATCTTGCCTGCTTGAAATTCATGATCTGAATCTGTAGTATGAATAATTTGAAATTCAACATATTCCCCTTGAACTAAATATTTGTATTGTTCGTTAATAACATTAATAGAAGTATGATGAACGAAAATATCTGAACCCTTTTGGGGCTCTTCCGTTGTACCACTCATGATAGTAATAAAACCGTATCCGGCTTTATTATTAAACCACTTAACTCTTCCTACGCAGGGAGTAATCTCTTGGTCGAGAGTAAGATTTGGCTGTGAATCGGGATTCATTGATACTATAATAATATATATATCTTTAAATATGTTTATAAATATATTTATCAAGAGTTTCAGAAAGATAAGAATAATTGGGAGATTCTTCAAATGATAACGCTCGTGTATAAATTAATAATTCTTTGATAAAAGAAGGAATATTCTCAAGTATACAATCTCGTTTTGTTTTAACAAATAATTCGGGCTGCTTTTCATAATCATATTTTTTCCAAGTATTTAAATTTAATAAATCCATGAGTATATATATCCATGATTCTATATCATCTCTTCTACTGGATGTTTGTAAAGAATGAATATTCAATGATATATAATTAGGAGTTCCAATAATTTTTTTATGATAAATCAATGGAATATGATTTTCATCTTTTTGATAACTTTTACAAAAACCATAATCAATTAAATAAATTTTGTTATTATTCTCATATAATCCAAATAAAAAATTTTCTGGTTTAATATCTCTATGAATAAGTTTCATTTCATGAATAGATATTATACAACTTAGCATTTGTTTAGCTACATTTATAATCATTTCTCCAGTTAATAAAGAAGTATGTTTAGATAAATCATTCACAGAAATTCCTAATAATTCAGTAATTAAATAAAAATTTTCTTCATCTGAACCAAACCATTTTAAAGAAGGTATTCCAACACTCTTTTTTAATAAATAATATACTTTGGATTCATTTATTAATAATTTTAGTTGATATTGTTTTGGTTCTATTTTAATAGCTACAAATTCTTTTGTAAATTTATTTTGTCCTTTATAAATTTTTCCATAACTTCCTTCTGCTATAAATTCTAATAATTGATATTTTTGATTCATTTTTTATAATTTGATATTATAATTTTATTATTTAATATAAATTCATCATTATCTTCATGAATTTCTGGATATACTTTAGTTAAAGGTTTATCAATCATTAAATACAATTTATCATTTTTAAATAAATTTCTATATTCTTGTATAGTTAAAGTACCATAAAATTTATTTAATAAATAATATGGATTGGGAGAAGGTTTAATATTTTTATTGTAATTATATATTTTACCATATAAATTATTCAATAACGAATATCTTTCAAATTTAATCGAAGATTCAATATTTTCATTCATTAAAAAAGCAGTAGCACACTCAGGAGTACAAAAACAACCATAAACATGATAACTATTTTTAAAATAATACTTGGGAATATAAATATTAGGATTTTCAAAATCACACGTACACCAAAAACATGCGGATTTATTATGGGAAATATTACTTGTATGTAATTGGAATTCTAAGTTTTTTATTTTTTTCCAAATAACTTTATTTTCATCCTCATAATCATCCTTAACAATATTTTCGTTTTTTTCTAATATTTCAAAAGATAAATTATTTTGTCCTTCAAAACTATAACTATCCATAAAATGAGTTGAATTAATAATATCATTCATACCACATTTTAAATGTAAAATTATATTTGGTTTTGTATTTTCATTATTCACATTATTCGCATTTAAAGATACAATTTTTCCTCCTTTTGGTTTTCTACCTCTTTTTTTACAAATATTCAAATCTTTGTCTTCTTCAACCTTTTTGGGCTTTCTTCCTCTCTTTATTATATTCTCAGTCATAAAATACTTATTATTTATAATTTAAATAGTTTTAATAATTAATATTTGAATTTATTTTTTTTAAACAAAAAATTTGTAATAAAAGGAATAAATCCAATAATAAATAATATAAAAATAGTATAAATAATATAAGTATTTATTTGAGTTAAAATAGAAAGTTGAGACATTTTAACAGGATACATATTAATTTTTGGATATTTCCATGTAATCCAATAATATTTATTAGTATTATTCTTATTTTTTAATAAATTAAAATAATGATCGTGGTTCATATCTAAAAAATAACAAATAATTAATAAGATAAAAATAATATTTCGAAGTATACCATTAATTTTTAATGTTAAAATAAATAAAATAAAGTAAAATATACTATAAATTAATTTTTGTATGGGTTCTATATCCCTTAATTTTTTTGTATTGCTAATAGAAGATACTAAAAAAAAGAAAACCAAAAATATAAGTATATATTGTAATACTATATTTTTAGTAAGTATTTTTATATTTAAGGAAGTAAAAATATTATGTATTTGCGCGGAAAAAATTAACAAATAAAATACAAACAATACTTTTAATATATCTATTTGATAATCTATTAATTCGATCATATAATACAAACATATTTAAATTTCAAAACATTTTCTACATACTGGTATATAATTATCTACACCTACTAATGTCTGTGATTTTTCTTTCACGATTCTTTTTGAAAATATCCCTGGTGTACCATTTTTACATATTCCACATAACGAATGTAATTTTGTTATTTTATCACAATGAGGAATTAAATCTAGCAACGCACCAAATTTATTTTTTTGAAAATCACCATCTAATCCCGATATAAATACTTTTTTATTATCTTTTAACATTTCTAAAACACCTTCATATAAATCCTCAAAGAATTGACCTTCATTAATTAATATAACTTCTGATTCTTTTAATAATAAATGATTTTTTCCTATTTCATTCATCGGTTCTTCAATTTCTGAATAATTATAAACAGATAAAATATCGGATATAAAAATACAAGGAACTAAAATTCCATCATGAGTAGACATTTGATTTTGGCTATATCTTGTATCTAAAGAATGATTTATTACACATACTTTAATATTACAATACGAATACTTTTTATATAAATCAATTAATTTGGTTGTTTTGCCAGAAAACATAGGTCCAACGAATAATTCTAAATAAGACATCTCTTTTTTAAAGAATAATATTGATATGAAACAAATCAATTTTATTTATATAATATATGAAAAAAGTAAAAAATGGTATTAGCTATAATAAAAATGGTTGGACGTATGTTTCTATATTTGGAAATCCGTATGAAAGAGGATTTGCTTATGGGGAGTTAATTTTTCAAGATATAGAAAAGGTTAAGAAAATATTGAATTTTATGATTTATCAAAATTATGGTGTTTCATGGACTTTTTTTATAGATGCTTGTAAAAAATATTTTATTCCAAAAATAAAAAAAGATTATTTTGAATTTTATGAAGAGATGAGAGGTTTTGCTGATGGATGTAGTTCTCAAGGAATTACATTTTCTTTAGATGAATCGATTGCGTGGAATAATTACATGACATTAACAGATAGTTGGTGGAATAATATGCCTAAATCAGAAAAAATAAAAATAAAAGGTATTACCTCAAGTAATATGTCAACTAAAGAAGGTGGATCAAAAGATAGATGTAGCGCATTTATGGCTGTTGGAGATTGGACGAAAGATGGAAAAATATTAGTCGCACATAACAATTTTTCTGAATTCTTAGACGGACAATTAGCGAGATATATAATTGATATACAACCAACACAAGGTCATCGTATGTTAATGTTAGGTTTTCCTGGTTGGATATGGAGTGGAACCGATTTTTTTATTACTTCTCAAGGAATTATAGGAACAGAAACAACCATAGGTGGATTTTTACCTTATGAAAATAAAGCACCTATTTCATGTCGAATACGTCAAGCTATGCAATATGGAAATTCATTAGATGATTATGTGAAAATATTATTAAAGAACAATTCAGGTGATTATGCGAACTCATGGTTATTTGGAGATATTCATTCGAATGAAATACTTCGCCTTGAATTAGGATTAAAATATCATTTAGTAGAGAAAACAAAAAATGGTTATTTTATAGGTTTTAATGCTGCGTATGATCCAAGAATTCGTAATTTAGAATGCGTAGATTCAGGGTTTGATGATATTCGTCGACATCAAGGAGCAAGAAGAGTAAGATTAACTGATCTCATGGAAAAAAACAAAGGAAAGTTAGATGTATCGTTGGCAAAAAAAATAATAGCAGATCATTATGATGTCTATTTAAATAAAGCAAATAAATGTTCTAGAACTGTATGTTCCCATTATGAATTAGATAAAAGAGAATTTATGTCGGATCCAAGTAGGCCTAAGCCATATGAACCAAGAGGAGCGGTAGATGGAAATATATGCGATAGTAATATGGCAAAAAATATGACATTTTTAGTAAGATGGGGTAGTTCATGTGGTACTCCTTTTTATAAAGATAAATTTTGTAATAAGAATAGACAATGGAAATATTTACAGCCTTATTTGGAAGACAGGCCTTCACAACCATGGACTTATTTTTCTATTTATAAACAACAAAATACAAAAAAGAATAAATTATCTATAAAAAAAACAAAAAAGAATAAAAGTATATATTAAATGAATGAGAATTACAATAAAACACAAAAAATATCATTTAATTCTTTTGAAAAAAAATTTAAAAAAACAAATAAGTTATATTTTAATAAAACAAATAAGAAAAGAAGTAAAGAACTATTAAAAAATATAGATCATTTTTATAATCATAATAAATATAAACCTCAAAATGATTTTTATGATTGGGTGAATGAAGAATATTTATCAAAAATAAAAAGAAAAAAAGACGAAAAATATATCGTCCAATATGATGACTTTCGTATAATTCAACATAAAGTATATTTAGAATTATTTGATATAATCAAAAATTATTTGAAAGAAAAACGCAACACTCCTTTTTATAATTGTTTAAAAACTTTTTATAAATCTTCACAAGATACATCCACTATAACCCAGTTAAGATCGAATATTAAGAAACAAATCCAAGTAATAGATGAATTAAGATTAAAAAAAGAAAATGTATGGAAAATGTTAGCTTTATTTAATAAATCAGAGTTATACTCATGGGGTTGTCCTTTTGTATATAATATGTTGCCAGATCCCAAAGAGCCAACTATTTTTCGTTGTAATATTAGTGGTCCACAATTTTCATTAATAGATTTAGATATATATTTTGATTATGGCAAAAATACAAAATACAAAAAACAATATAGAAAAGTATTTTTAAGATATGTAAATAAATTATTTTATACTGTTTTAGGTCCAAATCATGGGTTAAATCCTCATGATGTATTTAATATAGAAGTAAAGATGATAAATGCATATGGATGTTTAAAAGAGAAGGATAAAAATTATAATCCTATAACAAAAGAATACGCAAAAAGTCATTTTCATTTTGATTTTGAGGAGTTTTGTAAAGAATTGGGATTTAAACAAATACCTAATTGGTTTGTATCTAATAATTTAAATTATTTATCATGTGGTACAAAATTATTATTAGAGGAGTGGGATACAAAAGAGTTTCGAACATATTGGATATACAATTATTTAAGGCAAGCAAGTTTATTTTGTATAAAAACAAGAGATATTATTTATGAATTTAATGGTAAATTTGTAAGAGGTCAAGAAGAAAATTATGATAGACAAAATATTAAAGGATATTATGGATTAGGTTTAGCTTTTAACACTTTTTTATCAAATGAGTATATAAAAAATTATAGTAATAAAAAAGATTTAATATATTTACAAACTATAGCCGAAGATTTAAAAGAAGTATTTATACGTATTATAAAAAGGAATACTTGGCTAAATCCTATAACAAAAAAACATGCTTTATTAAAATTAACTAATTTAAAATTAAATATTGGGGCTCCTCAGATATTAAGAAAAGATCCTATTCTACCTTATGTGAATAATTATTTAGAAAATATGTTAATGATTTGTAATTGGAGATTTAAAGAAACATTAAATTTAGAAGGAAAATCAACCGATATAGATATTCCAACTGTAGATTGGTCTCAATATCCACCCAAATTTATAGGAGATCAATGTTATGTAGTGAATGCTGCTTATACTCCTTCAAAAAACTCTATTTACGTTCCTTTAGGATACATACAATATCCTTTTGTAGATTTGAAAGAAAGAGGATTAGAATATAATTTAGCACATTTAGGATTCACATTGAGTCATGAAATGTCTCATAGTTTGGATGATTGGGGAAGTCAGTACGATCATTTAGGAAGATTAAATGAATGGTGGACGAAAGAAGACAAAGAAAAATTTCAAAAAATACAAAACGATGTTATTAGACAATATGAATTATTCGCGAAAAGAGATGGCATAAATTTTGATGCCAAGTTAAGTTTAGGAGAAGATATGGCAGATATTTCTGGAATATCCATTTGTAATGAATATTTAAGAGATTTTCATCAAAATAATAGTGAGATTATTCCCATTCAAGAATTATCCTTTAAAAAATTTTATATATACTACGCCCATCAAATGAGAGAAAAATTAAGTAAAAAAGCTTTAGAAGCCCAATTAAAAACAAATCCTCATCCTTTAGACAAATATCGAACAAATATTCCTTTATCTCGTTTAATTTTATTTAGGGATATTTATAGTATTAAGGAAAACAATAAAATGTGGTGGCATAATACAAATACTATTTGGTAATTATAAAATTTAAAATATTTTTTTTATAATTATATATTATAATGGCCCGTCGATCCCGAAAGAATTCAAGAAAATCCTCCAGATTGAATCTTAGTAAAAGACTTCGAAGTACAATAAAGCGTGCTGCTGGACGAGCTATGGCTGCTTCAGCTAAAGCTAAATATGCCGCTAAGAACGCAATGAAAGCTGCTTCAAGTCGAAGTGCTGCTTCTGCCGCAAAGGCTGCATCTGCTGCACGTGCTGCTGCTGTAGCTGCTTCTTCAGCATCTCAAGCTGCTACAGCAGCCGCTTCTCAATCTTCTGCCGCTACAGCAGTTTAAGAAAATTAAGAAATTTTATATATTTGTTAAATAATAAATATATAAAAATATAAAGTTAAAAAAACCATGACAGAATATATTCCATGGATTGAAAAATATAGACCAACTATTTATAATGATATAATCTTAGATGATATAAATAGACGCCTCTTTAAAAATATTATAGAACACGAACATATTCCCAATTTATTATTTTTTGGTCCTCCAGGAAATGGTAAAACAACTACTATTATCAATTTAATCAATTTATATCAGCAAAAAAAGAATGAAGTTAATAATTCTTTAATCATTCATTTAAATGCTTCTGATGAAAGAGGAATTGATATTATAAGAAATCAAATACTTCAATTCGCTAATAGTTCTAATTTGTTTATAAAAGGTACAAAATTTGTTATATTAGATGAAATAGATTACATGACTAAAAACGCACAACAAGCATTAAAATATTTAATACAAGAAAATTCCACAAAAAACATTCGGTTTTGTTTAATATGTAATTATATATGTAAAATAGATGAAGGATTACAAAACGAGTTAATAAAGTGTAAATTTAATCAATTGCCAAAAAAAGAAATTACTGCGTTAATTTATAAAATATCAAAAAATGAAAATTTAAATTACAAACAAAAAAACATTGATTTATTATATGATTATTTTAAGTCAGATATAAGAAGTATTATAAATTTCATTCAAATTAATCAAAATAAAATTTATTTAAAAATTATAGAAAAAAAAAATTGGGAAACATTAATAATATATTTTCAAGAAAAAAACATAGATAAAATAAATAAATATATAACAAAATTAAATAAAGAATATAATATTGACAAAAAAAATATAATAAAAAAATTTATTTCTTTTTTAATAAAAGAAAAAATAAGGTCTATTCCTTTAGACAAATTTGATATTATAGAAGAACTTTTCCATAATAATGATATTCCTCAAGATGTATACTTACATTATTTTATTTTACAATTTTTAGAATTTTTATAAATACTTTAAATAATATAAAATAATTGAAATGAATTTAAAGAGATAGAATATCATATATAGAAAATGGATATAGACGACGAATGGGAGAATTTCATGTGTAATACTACACAAGAGAGTATAAATACTTTTGACAAAATTACTTCTGACGCACCTATAGCTACTGATATTTATATATCAACTAAATCAATGATTGCTTATTTAAATAGAGAAATAGACTTGAAATTATTTTGGGAATTGCCTGTTATTGCTTATTCAACAGCATCCGATGGAATAATAAAAAAACAAATAAAATACAATTCAAAAAGTGAAGAAGAGTTAAATATGATTCAAGAAAAAATAAAAAAAGAGTTGTATTATGAAGAACAAGTTATAACAAGTATAAATAATCCAAATGGACGAATTAAATTTAAGGATATAAGAAAAATAACAATTGGTATTTCTAAAAAGGATATTTTAAGTTATAGAAGTAAAAAGAAGCAAGCATTTTATAATTGTTTTGTCATGATATTAAGATTAAAAATAAAAGATACATTTAAAGAAATACATGTGAAAGTATTTAATACAGGTAAACTAGAAATTCCAGGAATTCAAAGTGAAGAAATATTTGAAGAGGTACTTAGACATATTGTGAATTATTTACAACCATTTATGGAAGAAGAATTATCTTATACAAAAGGAAGTGATACTATATTAATAAATTCAAATTTTAACTGTGGTTTTTATATTAATCGTGATAAATTAACCGATATATTAAAATATAAGTATAATATTGAATGTTTTTATGATCCTTGTCAATATCCTGGTATACAATGTAAAATAAAAATCAATAAAACAGACGATACAATATCCACAAATGAAATAAAAGTAGCTGTCTTGGAAGAAAAAGATACAACAACAAAAAAGAAAAAACAATTATCAAGTGAGATAAAGTCTCATAAAAAAAATAACGAAATTTCTTTTATGATATTTAGAACAGGTAGTATTTTAATTGTAGGAAAGTGTAATGAGATTATTTTATTTAAAATATATGAATTCTTAAAAAATATATTAAGAGAAGAATATAATGAGATAAATCAACAAAATATAGAGGTGAATATAGAAAAAAATAAAAAGAAGAAAATTAGAAAAAAGATTATTGAATTTAATATTTAATTAAGTTTTAATTTAAAGATAAATATATTTTTTAATTATATGACTGAAAATATTTCTTTAGCAAATAAAGATACACCTCAAGAAAATTATCGTTTGCCAGATCATCTAACGATCGAACATGCTATCAAATTGTCAATTTTAGAAGATAAACCTATCATGACAGATTATTGGGTAGCTTCTATTAATAAAAAAGCATTAATTGGTGTAAGAACAAATAGCGATAAGCTTTTAGTAAAAAGTGAAGAGGAATATACAAGTCCAATTAAAAAACTTTATAAGATAAAAACAGAATATATTGTTATGACAGAAAATTCTATTTATTTAGTAGACGCTCAAATTCAAAGTCGTAAAATTTCTTAAATCTTTAGCAATAAATTAATTATTATAAATATATATGACTCTATGGAATATTCGCAAAGCAGCAGGTTCTCATCGTAATTATTCTATCGGTTTAATAATTAATAAACCGGCTAATGTTTTTACCAAATATGTAGCAGGATCAGGTGTTGGCGCTACTTCTACATCCGTTAGACGATCAAAATTACTTCATGCGACAACTTGTCGATATGATTGTAATACTAAATTAGGGTTATACACAAGAGGTGGTACGAGTATAGCACCATTTAATTATTATTTAACTTTATAAAATTTCCGATAAATTTTTTACTTTTTCAATACTTAAACTAGTAGGAAAATCTACTTTAAAGTGAATAATTAAATTTCCTTGTTGTTCGTTTCGTTTTAACCCAAGTTGAGGAATAATTTTTTGATAATCATGTGGGATAATATTTCCTATATTATTATTAATTTTATAATTTTTATCATTGAGATATAATAAATCAAAACAAAAGCCGCATAAAGATTCTTTTAGAGAAATATGTTTCACATAATACAAATCTAACCCTTTTCTTTCAAATAAAGTTTTATTTTCTATTTTTACAAATATTTTTATATCACCTTTTGTATTTTTGTGTCCGATATTTCCCTTTCCTTCTAATAAAATAATTTCATTTTCATCTATTCCCTCAGGTATAGTAATATATAATGTTTCGTTTTCATACACTTTTAAATTATTTTCAATAATCCATCGTTCAATTTCTATAGGAATACTAAAACTATTTAATACTTGTGCTAAAGTTATAACAATCGTTTTAACAATACAAGCAGGTTTTTGTACTCCATGTATTGGTACTCCATTTTGAAATATTTGTACTCTAGGTCCAGCACTAAACCCTCCTTCTTCAAACATATCATTCATTGGAAAACCTCTCATATGTACTCCACCCATTCCAGGGATCCCTCCCATATGCATACCTCCCATTCCAGGAATTCCAGCACCACCAAAAAATATATTATTAAATAAGTTATGAATATCTTCTTCATTCATTACTCCAGCACTTGACGGATTATCATATTCTTCCCTTTTATTTTGATCGCTTAATGTTTCATAGGCTTCGCTAATATCTTGAAATTTCTCTACTGCTCCACTTTCAGAGTTTTTGTCGGGATGATATTTAAGTGATAATCTTCTATAAGCCTTTTTTATTTCTTCTTGAGATGCGTTTTTATTAATTTCTAAAATTTCATAAAAATTCTTTAACATAATATATATTTTAAAAGATATACTTAAATATTAATAAACGAAATAATAAAATTATGGAAACATTATTAATTAATAAATATAAACCACAAAGTTTTGAAGAAATGAATTTAGATAGTTATTTAATAGATTTCTTAAATACATTAATCGAAACATCTAATTTAAATTTATTAATTACAGGAGAAAATGAAAGTGGAAAAACTTTGTTATCTCATATTTTATTACAACAATATTATAAAAATGAATCTATTATAGAGATAAATAAAAATATTTTAATTATTAATACATTAAAAGAGCAAGGAATACAATATTTCAAGAATGATTTAAAAATTTTTTTTCAAACATGTTCTACACTTTCACATAAAAAAAAAACTATTATTATTGATAATATAGATTTAATTAATGAAAATTGTCAAATGATTTTAAAAGAATATATTGAAAGTTATCCAAATATAAATTTTATTTTAACTATTACAAATTATCAAAAACTAATTGATAATTTACAAAGTTGTTTATTAACGGTTAAAATAACAAAGCCAACAATAGATTATTTAGATAAATTATTATCTACAATTATTACTAAAGAAAATCTTATAATAGATGATAATTCAAAAAAATTTATTTTACAAATATCGAATTATTCTTATAAAGTTATTATTAATTATTGTGAAAAAATAAAACTTTTAAATTTAAAAATCGATATGTTAAATGTACTCCAGATAACAACAAATATTCATTTTTATAAATTTGAAGAATTACATTTTCTTTTAAAAGAAAAAAAAATCTATGAAGCCATGATTTTATCAATAAAAATTATAGATGATGGCTATTCAGTCATAGATTTTTTAGATAATTATTATTTATTTATTAAAATTACACTATTAATTGAAGAAGAAGTTAAATATGAAATCATTAAACTCATATGTAAATATATAATCATATTTTATAACATTCATGAAGAAGAAGTAGAAATAATTTTATTTATAAAAAATATTTATAATATATATGACAAAAAATATTAAAATACATATTCCGTTGAATTTACTCATAGATTTTTTAAAAAGAATATGTAAAAATACAAATTTATTTTATATTGATAAATATATTTTTAATAAATATAAAAAAGAAATAGAAAATTTTGTTATTTCCCTAAAAAATTATTATTCCATTTTAAATATTAATAATATAACTTACCAAACATTTTTAGTAATAACGCGTCAAATTTGTAATATTAATAAAAACTACTATCATTTTAAAATTAAGTATATTAAAAATACATATGAAATTGATTATTATGTTAAAAATCCCTACTTCTTGGAACATCATTCCCCAAGTCATTTGGCATAAGTCCCCAAACAGGAGCGTCTGATGGAACCTTCCAAAAACTTATCCAGTCATTTTTCTCAGATGGTTCTTTTATTCTGGGAACAGAACCAGGTCCTAGAGCTAGTAAAATATATTTACTCAAGATCGTATTTCCTTTTAATACTTGTTCTTTAGACATGCGAGCAAACCATTGATAATATGTTCGATTTAAAATATCATTAGATGGAATCCATATACCATATAAGTGTTTTGAAAAAGATATATAATCTCTTTCTAATAAATTATCAATCAAAACGGCTTGGTTGTCTTTTGTACTGGTTCCTAGTTCTTTTGGAGAAATTAAATTAACTTTCTTTTTATCTAAACACCAATTATTTAATTTTCCTAAAAAAATAGATTCCTGTGTAAAATCAGTTGAAGTAGTTATTTGTATATATTGGATAAAATCTTCTAAAATAGGATTTTTTGATTTTGAACCTATAAAATGTATATCAGGACAAAAGATATGTTCTCCTGAAGAAACATTATTATTTACATTTTCACCTACAAATATCCTTCCATCTTTTGTGTATTTTTTAAAAAGAGGATGTAAATTTTCAAAACATAAAAATGATAATGGTACAATCATACCTCCATATAAATACAATAATTTTATCAAACACAACATTTTTAAATTATATTTCACAGGATATCCAATTTTATTTAACTCTAAAGAAAATTCGGGTATTAATTTATCAAAACTATATTCATCAATTATACAAATATAAAAATCTTTCGCACAATGTTGAATAATACTTTGAATTGTTAAATATAAATAAGGTTGGTTTAAGTTAAAAGAACTTCTAGATCCAAAACTCTGCCAGTTCCTACTATTGTATTCATAAGGAATATAAATCCACAAGATAGGTTTTTTAATATTTTCAAAGATTTTATTTATTTTTTCTTTTTTTTCTTTTTTATATTTTATAACATATTCAGTGAATAAATAATCTTGTGTTTTATATTTCACATGATCCTCGATATATACATAATTTTGTAAAATAAATTGTATACTTTTACTTTGGGTTTGAAAATAATAAAAAACAATAAAAAGAAAAATAATAAAAATAATTATAATCATTGTTTGCGATTTCATATTATATAATTACATTTTTATATTTTTTATAGAACTCCAAAATTGTTCTTCTTTTCTTAAAATTTCTTCTGTTTGTTGTGCGTAATAGTAAGCAGTTTTAACACATTTTTCTTCATTTTGTTTTTCCAATGTTTTCCAATATGAAATACTTTCTTCTTTACTCATGGGTTTATTAGATACATCTTGTGAATCTCTAAAAGACTTCATTTCATTCACATTATTATACTTTTTCATCAAAAAATAATCTTCTTCTACTACTGGAATAAGAGTTTCTATATGTGCTTGCTTTAAATCGTTATATTGTAAAGACGAACTTCTATCTGAGAATGAATTTTTCTCATGCTCGTTTAAATCATAATAAGAACTACCTTGAAAAGAAAATTCTTCAATTTTGTCTGTTTTGATAAGAGCTTGAGATTTCCTTTTTTGTTCTTTTATAAAATCATTCATTTCGGTTTTTTGTATATTTTCCGTCGATACTATATTTTCATCTGATTTTAACCATTCGCCATATCCTACATCTTTTTCTGTTTTGTATTTTTCAAAATTTTTATTAAACCAAACATTGAATTCTTGTGTATTTTTTAAATTATTTTTATTTAAATATTCATCCAATAAAACACTATTTTCTGTTTTATCTAAAAAGTCTACATGCTCATAATCTACTGGTTGCTTATTTCCTTGTTTATTTTTGAATAAATAAATATTATAGATAATTTTATAAGCTCTTGAAAAAAAGAAAAAATATTCATTAGGTAAAGAAGATTTATCAGGATGTGTATTTAATACTATTAATTTAATTCTTTTCAAGTCTCTTTCAGTAAAATCCACGGTTATTTTAAAGAGATGAAATAAATCCTCAAGTGAATAGTTATCTATATTTAAATCCAAATTTTCCATTATTATATTAATAGAATAATATTTGTATTCATAAACTAATTTTTTGTTTTGTTGTATCAAATAAAGGCATAATAGATTTCATTGAGAAATATTTTTTTCTGTCACCTATTAATTCTAAATTACTCTCAATAATTTCTATTCGTCTTCCTATTGGTCGAAATGGTAAACTCCCTTTTGTTTTTATTTTAGAAATATTTATTTTTTTATTAGTTGAATTAGATATAAAATGATTTGTTTCAGCAAGATCAATTGGCTTTGATATTATTCTAGCAACAATACAATTTCTTAAACTTACTTGGTTGTATTTTTTATCACTACCATCTATTTTAAATACAATTACAATAATATCTCCTATGTTAAGATCTTCACAAAAATATTTATCTTGTCCTTTTGCTTCAATATTATATGTTTTATCCATAATTTTACCTCTACATTCACCAATATGTCCAAAAGGACATGAAAGTATACAAGTATCTAAAATACAATCACGCATTTCTGATTGATTTGTTTTTCCATATGGATTTTGTCGTATTTGATGATAGGTTGGTTCAACTTCCATTATTATTTAATTCACAACTTTCAACAGAAACTTTGTATTTAATCTTTGAATATAAAGTTTCAATTTTTTTTCAAAATAAATATAAACAAAAATATTATGAATGAAAAAGAATTTTTTATAGATAAAACTATAATAATAAAAGACGAAGATAATGAAAAAATAATTTGGAATGGAATTCAAGATTTAACTACAAAAAAACAAGTAGGATTAATAAATGGTAATATTATACATTTTTTTAATATGGATGAAAAATATGAACTGTTAAACTATTTACAAGAACTTCGAGAAGAAAATATAAAATATTTGGAAGATCTAAAATATGATTTAGAAGAAATAAAATTAGAAGAATTAATTCTCCAAAGAAAAAAAAGATTAAAAGAGCAAGCAAAAACAATATTAAAATTATTATTGTTAATTGATGAGGATTATATAAGTATAAATATACAAGAAGAAAGAATAAACTTATTAAATTTATTATTATTGAAATATGATGAAATTACAGATTTTTACAATATAAATAAATTTTAGAATAAATATAAAATATCTCTCAAATTATAATAGTGGTTATTATAAAATTGATCTAAAAATATAAATAAAAAATAAAGAAACTTAATGTTGCGGTTAAATCAAAGTAAAGCGATAGATTCATCTATCGAAAATAATTTTCAGTCAGGAGTACATTTTCATGCTACAGGAACAGGAAAGTCTTGGATTGCTATGAATTTAATATATGAATACAATCAAAGATATCCAAAAAATAATATTTTGTGGGTTTGTGAAAAAAAATCAATTCTCATAGAACAATTTCATCCAACCAACATAAAAGAAAGAAAATTTCAAGATATATTAAAAAATTTCAATGTTTTAAATTTTACGGAAAATAAATTAGATACATGGTATAATAGTGTTAATGCGTCCAAATTTTGGGGCAAACCCGCGTTATTAATTATCAACAGAGCTTTTCTAACTTCCAATAATAATTATAATAAAATAAAATTAATGTTTTATTTAATTATACACGATGAATGTCATACATTAAATAAATCAACCAAAGATTTTTATGAATACATAAAAGAAAAAAATAAAGAGATAAAAATAATTGGATTTAGTGCTACACCTAATTTAGAATATAAACCATTTGACAATGTTATTTCTTCTTATTCTATTTATGATGCTTTTCTAGATAATGTAATTGTTAGACCAAAAATTAAATGGTTAACTTATGATACTATATTAAATCATCAAGAAATGGTAACAATCATGAAATATATTATAGATACAAGTAAGATTTATCACAAAAAAATAATTGTTTGGTGTGGAATGATAGAATTATGTATACAAATGGCAAAATTATGGCAAAGAGTATTTGAGAATTATTTAATATGTGTTGATACGAGTAAAGATTCAAGTGAATTCAAAAATTATGAAGACTTTTACAAAGCAGAATCAAATGCTATTTTATTTTGTGCGAACAAACATCGAGAAGGCTCAGACATAAAAAATTTGGATTGTTGTATATTTTTGGATAAGGTTCAAAATCGATGTCCTAAATTATTTATTCAGTGTATAGGAAGAGTATTGCGTTTAAATAAAAACAAAGAATTTGGGTTGATTATTGATATAAGAGCAAAAAATTCATATCATATTTGTAATAATATTAATAGTTATTTACAATTAAAAGAAAATATATATCCTTGGAAATATAAATATGAAAAAATAAATGTAAATAATTGTCTTGTAAAAATTAACACATTAGATATGATAAAATGTGAAAACAATACACAAGTTAAAGAAGAAGAAGAAGATTATTCAAGATATACAATTGAAGATTTGAAAAAAATGTTTGTTAGAACTTTACCTTATGACGATGAAAATTATTATCGAAGATTAGAACACGAATTAGATTTGTTATCTCAAAAAAATTTGATTTGTTATTTAATTCAAGCGATTGATATAATGAAATTAACAAAAAATATTCCTCATGTAACGAGAGGGTCGTGTGGATCATCTTTAGTATGTTATTTATTGGGAATTAGTCATGTAGACCCAGTAAAATATAATATAAAATTTGCTCGATTTTTAAATGAGTATAGAAATAATTTACCAGATATAGATTTAGATTTTCCTCATAATTTGAGAGATGAAGTATTTTTAAAAATTCAATTAAAATGGCCTAACAAAGTAGCAAGAATTAGTAATCACGTACATTTTCATGAAAAGTCAGCGATTCGTCAAGCAATAAGAAATGTAGGTATAAGAAAATTTATAGGTAAAAATGATATTCAAAAAGAATTAACAAAACTTTCTCCAGAAGTAAAACAAAAAGTAATCAAAGATAAAGAGAATTTAGAAAACACTTTTCGTTGCTATTCTTTACACTGTGGGGGTATAGTATATTTCTCAGAAGGAGTACCACAAAATTTGGTGTTAAATAAAGAGAATAGCAAAAATAAAACAAATATGTTGCAACAAATATCTCTCAATAAATATGATATCGCGAAAGAAAAAAATTTTAAAATAGATATTCTTTCCAGTAGAGCATTATCTCAATGTTATGAAATAAATAATTATAAAGCCATTCCTTTTGAGTTATTTCATTTTGACGAAAAAACATTTAAGATGTTGCATAAAGGAGATAATATTGGAATTATTTTAGGTGAATCTCCATTAATGAAAAAGGCATTTATAAAAATAAAACCAAAAAATATATATGACTTAGCTATTTGTTTATCTATCATTCGTCCCGCAGCAAAAGATGCGTCTAAATGTAACGAATTAGGTGAATTAAATGAAAATATCATATTTGATGATGATGCTATAGATATGATAGCAAAAGATTTTAATATTACAGATGCTGAAGCCGATAATTATAGAAGAGGATTCACAAAAGGTTGTAAAGAAACAATCAATAAATTTAAAAATATCATTTCTCATTTAGCAAAAGAAAAACAAAAAGAAATAATGAAGAAGTTTTCCAATTTATCAAGATATGGGTTTTGTAAATCGCATGCTTTATCTTACGCCCAATTGATTTATAAATTAGCTTATATGAAAGCAAATGATCCAAAAAAGTTTTGGGAATCAACATTAAATAATTGTGTTTCTTCCTATAAAAAATGGGTCCATTTATATGAAGCAAAATTAGCAGAAGTAGATATTTACCAAATAAAAAGCAATCAAGATATTTCTATTTATGCTTCAAATCGTAGGAAAAAATTAGGAGAATTATCACTTCAAGAACAAATGATAAAATATGGATATTGGGATATGAAAACGAAAGATTTCTTTCCAAATTGTTATTTAAAAATATCCAATGATAATTATGAATTCAATGGAATTATTGCGTCTGTAAGAATAAAAATAAATAAACCAGAAAAAGGAGAGAAAAAAGAAAAAGATTCAAAAAGAATGATGATATTTATTGGTGTTGGTACTAAAAGATATATTCAAGTGAATATAAGCAAAATAAAAAATTACAACAAAAATATAATAGGAATAAAAGGAAAAGGTATTGCGGAGAATAAATTAAATAAAGAATGTGATATAGTGGAAGTAACAGATTATATATTTTATTAAATTAAGAAAATTATGAATGTTTAGTAATAAATAATAATGCGAAGTCGAATAAGTTAGAAGAGCAAGTATTTTGGTACAAGGCAGATCATCACAATGATTTTAAGT